AGACCACGGAAGAATGTACTATAATTGGGATACAAGAAGTCTTGAGGATGTTTGCCAAATGTGTCACAAGGTATGTGAAATGGCTCTTATGATGGATAATAAAAAGTAAAACGTATGGAAAAGTTAGAATATATTCCAAGAGATTTGGTAAAGTTTGCAACCAATACTTATACTATTGTTAATTTTGAAGAAAACTTTCTTCAAAACAAGATATGTTATGCTTTGATTTCAACTAATAGTACAAAAACTGCTTTTGTTGCAGACAGAGATATATTACCAATTCCTCTCACTCCAGAGATACTAGAGAAGAATGGATGGAGAACACAAAACAGATGGTACTATTACTTAGATGTAGCAGAAGGGTTTATTTCTTATATTGGGATAGACTTTAAGCATAAATCTAATAAAGGTCATCTATATGTAGAGGTTAATGGAAATAATATGGTAGAGATACAATACTGCCACGAACTCCAGCATTTTCTCTTCGGTCTAGGACTTAAACAAAAAATGGAGGTGTAGGTATGGCATTAGAAGTTGTAGTTTTAGATAAGGATGAATATAAGGCACTTATTGATAATCAAGCTGACGAAGATGAATTAGAGTATTTGAAAGCTTGCCAATATGCTTTAGAAAGTTTTAATAAAGTCAGAGGCTTATGCCCTAAGTGTAAAAAATCCGTTATAATAGATGGATGGGTTTGTCCTTGTTGTGGGTATGATTCAAGTGGTGAAGAAGAATTATATAAATATGGTGATTAACGCCTTCGGGCATAAAAATATAATAAAATGCTTATAAGTGAATTTATTCAACAGCTTCAAGATGTTTATGATGAAGAGGGTGATATGGAAATTGCCATCAAGATAGATGATAACGACTTAGGTTCTGAACCTATTGTAGTGAAATCTACTATTTATGAACAACTTTATATAGTTAAATCCTAACCGCCTTTTAGGCATAAATAGAAGTAATATGAAACATAAGTTTACGGTTGTCATTGAATCTAATGATGATTCAGAGGACAGAGAAGTAGTAAAGGATTGCCTGCAAGACTGGCTTGAAATGAATTGTGGGCAAGAAAAGGACTTGGGCGGCTATCCAGATTGGAAGTCAGCAGAAGTTGAGTAACTAACCGCCTACGGGCACAAATTAAAAAATATGACAGAAATAGAATTATACAACGAATTACAGAATATAGAAGGTTGTTTAAAGATTGCGGATTCACAAATATTAGAGCTTCGCAAAAAGAAGAATAAGATAATGAACGACTTTCTAAGTTTGTTACCTTTTCAGGAAGGTGACAAGGTGAAAGATAAAGATGGTAATATCTTTATCATAGAATGTCTAAAAAGTGCCATGTCTCTTGGCAAGAATGAAATCAAGGTACATTTTGTTATCCGAAAAATAAAGAAAAACGGAGAACCTTATCAATGCACAAACCGAGCTTGGGGAATTGATTATTTTTCCCTTGAGAAAGTAGTAGAGTAATAACCATCCTGCAAAGGATATAAATAGATAGATATGAATATAGACAAATTAGAAAGAGCAAATATCTTAGCCAAGAGTTTGATTCCTAAAGTAGATGAACTCTTAGATATGTCTCCAAATTCATACAATGGCAAACTTGCTGAAGCCATTTATGGACTATCACAGCGTGATATGGAATTTGAAACTAAATTCAAGCAGCTTCTGAATGAAACAAAACAGAGATTTCAGAAAGAGTTTGATGAACTTTAGTAAAACTAACCATCCCTTATGGGATATAAATATGAGTAATATGAAAAAGATTATTTTGGCAGCCTTAGTTGTTGCAAGTTTGTTCGCTTCTTGTTCTAGCGAGAAGACTTTTAAAAAGAAAGATGGCTCTACGATTACAGCAAAGCCTTATGGCTGGGCTAGTAAGGAAAACAAAGTAGAAGGTGTTAACTACGAATTGAATGCTCCAGATGTTGTAGTTTCAATCATCTTCGCTCCATCAGTTATCGCTCCTGCTTTACTGACGGCTTATGATGTTTGGGAGCCAGTATCATATACTGAGCCATCTAAGCAATAACCATCCCTTATGGGATTAAATATAAGTAATTATGAAAAAGTATATTGGTACAAAGGTCATAAAGGCAGAACCTATGACTGTTACAGAAGCACAAGTGCTTGGTGTAGAAATTAAGCCAGCAACCGTTGAGGAAAATGGCTACTTAGTAGAGTACAAGGACGGATATAAGTCTTGGTCTCCTAAGAGTGTGTTTGATGAAACATACAAACCAGCCGAGACTTTTTTGGATAGACTAGCTGTAGAGCAACAAGAACTGACAGAAAAGGTTGATAAGTTACGTAAATTCTTATCATTAGAGGACGCTCTAATGAAAGTGGGAAGTTTCCAGTTTGTAAGAATGACAGAACAGCTTGAAGCTATGGAAAAATACCTCAATATTCTAACTAGAAGAATTGAGGATTTAAAAGATGAAGGTCCTACATGCAATTAACAGAGTAACTAACCACCCTCTCCTGCAAGGGAGAGGGTAAAAAGAAAGAAGAATATGATTACAGAAAAGTTAATAAAAAAGGTGCTACGTAAGTGGTTAAAGAAGAAATTGTATATCAATGCTCCTATTAGCACAAACATAGCACGATTTGAATGGGTCTATAACTCACACCTTAAAGAGTGGAGAGATAGAATATGGGTAATTAAAAACTGCCCAGAAAATAGAGACAAGTGCCTTAATGAGTATCTTTACTCATAGCTTTTGTTAATCAATTCCACAAGGTCATAGAACTGCATCTTGGTGGTGAAAGTCTCACCATTAGATAACTTGATACAGCTATCACCATCCACCTCAAAGAAAGAGACAATGTGGTCTGGGTTAATTGCACGGGTGTATGAATTATCATACGACTTCAAAGTAATTAAATTTTTCATATAAATGTAATTTTTAAAATTAAGCGGTACAAAGATAGTAATAATATTCGAGAAGCAAGCAATTCTTTAGGTAATTTTAAAATTAAGCACTTTATTTTATCTGTGCTTGCTTCTCACTTTAAACATATATAATATGGCGTATTGTTTTTGTGATATTTGTGATTACAAGGATAAGTGTAAGCACTATCGAAAGGTAGTTGTTTGTCCTTATATAAAAACGGAGGAATAGTTATGGAAATTAATGAAAAAATAAATGAAATAATTCAACAAGCAAAAGAAGAAGGAGATTATAAGGAAAATTTTGACGCATTTGAACAAGAGGTATATGACCAAGGTTTTCATGATGCAATTTATTTCATGCTGTGGAATCCAAGCGAGCGAAGTTGTTCTAATTGTCAGTATCAGAACAGTAGAGAGCTATGTGGGGAAGAGTACTGCGGGCAAAAATACTGGAGACCAAAATTGGAGGAATAGTTATGGATAAAAACGTTTGTGATAATACATTAGTCTTTGGTAGCTGCTATGCTAGAAGTTGTATTGAAGTACCCTCTTTGAAGGCTGGAAAGGCGAAATGGAAGGCTTTCTACAAAAAGTTCCCTTGGTTAAAAGGTCAACCTTTCTATCTTAGACGTTCATGCTTCTGGGACGGAGGTGAAAGAAATTTGAAGGCAATAAAGATAAAACTTAAAAAGATATAGTTATGGCATGGTTATGTGTAGATGAAAATGGTGAACATATTTTTTGTGAAGAACCATTAAGAGGACGTACTCAAAAGTACGTTTCCTTCTATAGAGAACATCTAATACGTCAACAATCAAGTAAGTTATGGTATGCAAATGCTGATGATATTGATGACGTAGGTTTTATAATATATGCAGAAGAAGGTATTGATTTACCTAAAGGCTCAATCAAGAAGCTCATTGGAAGAGAGTTGTCTTGGCAAGATGAACCAGTTGAACTTAAAGAAGAATAGCTTATGTATAGACCGATTACAATGTATCAGATTGTTTGCGATAGATGCGGAGAAGTATTTGGAGGTACAGATACTTGCTCTGCACTATTCAGTAACAAAGAAGTTGATATTGGTGACTACTCTGATTGGGAAATGATAGATGGCAAACACTATTGTCCCGATTGTTATGAAGTAGAGGTCATTGATGGAGTGTATAACGTTAAAGCAAAGGAGAAATAGATATGGAAGTATTAAAAGACATAAGTCAGTTAACAAAAGGTTGCGGAGTGACATTTATTAAAAATGATAATTTCCATTTCTACGAGTACCTTATGGTACACCCTAATCGTGATACCTATTTTCTTTTTATAGATAACTGGTCGCAAGAAGTCGTACGAATATACATTAATGACCTCTTGTCAGGAGATTATTATGTTGGTAAGTACGACCAAATCTTCGTCTTGGAGAAGAGAAAAGATTTCTTCAAACGAATGGTAAAGAATTGTGATAAAAGAATTGAAAAACTTAAAAGTAAGTAATATGGAAGCAGGACAATTATTAGTGCTATTGTTGTCGTTTTGCGCTTTAGCATTACATATCAAGAATCGTAGAAGAAAGGGTTAATTATGAACAAAACAAAATTACATGCATCATTACTCTTCCTGATGCTAAAACTGGAAGAGGCAAAGAGTAACCCGATGTCTGACAAGAACTTTGTTGCTGCATTGACGGAAGTGCTCAGATATTTCCGTGATAACGGAGAGTTGAAGAAAGCCTATGAAAGCCAAAAGGATTCATTGGCTGATATGGCAAATAGTTCTTGGGTAAAAGCACTAAAGGAATATGTTTCCTCCAAAAACCAAGAAGACGGAGTTGATGCAAAGTTACCTGATATAGATGAACTTATTAAGAAACTAGCTTCTGATGAGTTCATCGAAAAGAAAATCAAGGATATTCTTGGAGATAACAATGTGGACGGAAAGGAGGAATAGTTTATGACAGAATTGTTATTTAACATTTTTCTTTTTTCTTGTACGACTGCTATAGGGTTTATAATAGGATATTATTATTCACGAAAGTAAAATAGCGTATGAAAATAGAAATTACAAGAGTAACGGACTGGCAGCGTGTAGTGGATGCTGCTCGGTTCACACAAGGTAAGGAACCGCTGGGGCATGAGCCTAGCGATGAGTTCAAGAAACAGATGATTCTCAGCGAGCATTCACCGCTCAGAGAATTGGAGTTCGATATTAAGATGTATGGCATACCATACTGGGTGAGCAATCACTTTGTTCGCCACGTTCATGCTCAGCCATTCGTTTCCACATCTAGACCAGATATTACTGGCTCCAAGGTATCTCGTCACGATATGCGTCAGGATGATTTGGTCAACTTACAGCTATCCCTCAACGCTCAGGAGATTATCAATATCTCGAAGTTGAGACTCTGCAACAAGGCATCCTACGAGACAAGAAAGATATGGATACAAGTGATTGAAGAGTTGAGGAAAATCGAACCACGTCTTGTTGCTGCTTGTGTCCCACAATGTATCTATAGAGGATTCTGTCCTGAACCAAAATCATGTGGAAAGACACAAACAAATGTTTTTCCTATTTATAGAGAAAACTACGAATATTCACTTTCTAATCGGTGAACATATAAAATTAGACTATGAAATATCCAAAATTTAACGTCAATGAATTTGTCGGTGGGCACTTCGAGTACACCACTCCCTGCCCATTCGGCATATACGGCAAGTACACCAAAGAAATACTATATGTTGGCAGTCTTGCTTGCCAGCGATGCGAACACTTCCGAGAAATCAACAAAGAAGATGGTATCGTATCTTGTGGAATCGAATAGTTTTAAGAGTGCAGCCTATCTGCATTCTTCTTAATAATTAATCAAATTTTATATATGAATACAAAGAAAATCTCAATTATCCAGCGTATCAAGGAAAAGTTCCTTGGTAAGCAGTTCTTTATTGCAGTTATCGCCAACAAGGGAACCAGTTCCTACTTCGTCAACTCTACCATCTACCGCTCAGAGAAGGAGGTGAAGGCTTACAAGAAGTACATCACCACAGACGAGCGGATGAAGCAGAGCTTCGATTTCGTAGGCTATTATGGTTTTCGTTCTAAGTTCGACTTCCGCATTCCTCTTAGCGGAAAGCCAGTATCTGTTGAAGAGGCAAAGAAACTGGCAGAGAAGTAGTATGGGAAAGTTGATAAACCTTACTGGACAGCGTTTCGGCAGATTACTCGTCTGCCGAAAATCTGATAAAGAGAACCACCAGCATGGTGCGTTCTGGATATGCAAATGTGATTGTGGCAGGGGTTGTACGGTTCTAGGTTCTGCTCTTCGTGACGGACGAACCAAATCATGTGGCTGTTACCGCTCAGAGCGAGCATCTGCCATCATCACCAAGTATGGCAACCGCAAGGGTAGACCCAAGCGGAAAGACAAAGTTAACGGATAATATCCATTTTATCACTTTTCATATTATATTTGCAACATGAAATTCAAGTATTTAATAGATAAAGTCAATGGTTTCAGATACCGCAACGATTTTGTGGTACTGGACGGAAGAGCCAACTCGGTCACGCTCTCCAAGGGCATCTATGACCACATCATGCAGAAGGAGCGAACAGACAATTCCATCTTCGTGTTCAGGTTATCTGACAGAGGTACATACGGATTCTGCATGCGTGAGGACTGGGAAGAACTTCGCAAAGCCAACACCGCCTTCGCTCAGCTTCAATTCAATCAGAAGTATAAGAAGGTAGGTTTCAGAAGTGACTACCCTTCCATCACCGCCATCCTTGATGAGTACAACCTTCCTCTCAACAGAATGGTTCGCCTTACTTGCATCCCACGCAAGTCAGCCAAAGGCGAAGCTTATTACGAAATCATGCGACCAAACTTAAATTCGAGCACATGGCAACAAGACAAGAAGTAATACTCAAAGGGCTTACCCACTCTCCATCCGACTACGATTGTCAGGATGGGGAGTTGGCAACCTGCCTCAACCTCATTAACGAGGATGGGGCACTCCACCCTATTCACCAGCCAGTAGTAGCCGAGCAGAACATCACGCTGGATGCAGGAGATACCATCGAACTGGTGCATAAGGTAACACACGATGAAACAATTCACTCTCACTACATCATCCGTAAATCAGATGATACTTGGTACTGGATGGAGAAAGGTGGAGACGGAACCAAGAACACCATCGACTTAAACGGATTCCACGTTAATGCCGTCACAGCAGTTGGTAATATCTTATGTTTCATTGATAACGAGAAGACAATGTACGCTTATTGGAAAGGTAACGACTACACCAGTTTCGACCTTTCTTCGCTTAGCTATAGTGCAACAATCACCAATGTTAAGTCTGAGAAATGTGATGTATCAATCAACCTTGGCGATGATTGGGATAATGCTTTTGAGACGAACAGACACTTTAATAATAACGTAGATACTTCTCTCAAAGGCTCATCTATCATATTCAACGCATTCGATGCACTTATCAACAAACGACTAAACGAAAAAGGCAAGGAATACTTCAAATATACGGTTTTTGGAGTATTGGCTATCAAGTTATATGATGGAACCTCACACATCAATATATCTAATCCATTCATTCTTGCACCTGAAACATCATTCAATAAGTTCATCTGGTATCAGGAAAAGAAATCTGTAGGAACAAGCACAAGCCTTCACACCCACACCATCAACGTTAGCATGGATATACCCGAAGGTTTGGAAGACCTCGTTCTTGGTGTAGATGTTTATCTGTCCCAGCCTGAATCTTTTATTGATACAGAGAAAAGAACTAGGGGTATCTCACGATACAAGTGCTTTCTTTGGAACAACAGAATGGCATCAGGAGTTAATTGTGATGCCTTCCAATATTTATCGGAGGAAGATGTTTACCAGTCGTTTGAGAACAAATCCTTCTATCTAAGTACCAGTATCAACAAGGAAAAGCTAGGCACGGATATACAACTCAAACGAGTTTTAGAGACAGAAGAAAGTATTTCTTTGGCAGACTTCAAGCGAGACTCTTTTGGAGGAAAGTGTGCTATAACATACAACAACCGATTGCATATAGGAAACGTAAAGAAGACCATATATAATGCTTTCGATACAGATATTTTCTCCAAGAGAAAAGTTTCAAATACACAACTATGCTTAAATGAGTATGTAGATGTTACAGCAAGTAGTACCGCTACCACCGATTATATTTGTGATGCAGTCTTCAAGGTAAGCATCAGCGAAAATAGCATCAAGCGAGATATATACCATAAGGGCAAACTACAATATCCTATCAGCCCTATCTTGGCATATCCTAGTACGCTTGCCACGGCAATGACTATCTATTTCCACTTACCGAAGTATAACAAATATTACTCAAAGAGGATAAATCTGAAACCTTCCGAAACATTTGGAATGTCTTACTATATCAACATTAGTAAGAATCGTACTACTCCTACCGCAGTTGATAGACAATCTTCCAATTCTTTGGAAAATGAAGGATTTGGAGGAAGGGTTGATGAACCTACAGAGGAGGAAAAATCAGAGTTGTCTGATTACATGTACCTCTATCACGATGATGCTGGTCTTCCTGCTTTCATGCAAATATACCGCCACAAACTCCTAAAAAAAGATTCATCTAGCGGAACAACAAGAGCAGGAGGTTTTGAAGGTGGCAGTTTTGGAAATCAAAATGGAACGGTAATTTCATCTTCATATTATTGGGACAATACACCGATAGATACTGGTGACTTCATAGAGATAACCAAGGAAGAATACAATGCTGCTTTAAGTAATGTCGTGAGCCAGAAATATGTCACACAGCACCCAAACATAATAAAAGTAAGTGAAGCTGAGAACCCACTTGTCTTCCCTGCCAAGAATAGTGTTCAGGTTGGCTCATCCATCGTTAGCGCAATTGCAGCCAATACCCGACCTATCAGCGAAGGTCAGTTTGGTGATGCACCTCTTTACGCTTTTACCGATGAAGGTGTATGGGTGTTGATGCTTGGCAGCGAAGGAACCTATATTGCCCGACAACCAGCAAACAGAGATATTTGCTCCAACCCTAAGGGTATTTTGCAGATAGATGATGCCGTTCTGTACCCTACCGAGCGAGGCATCATGATGCAGAGAGGACGAGAATCTGAGAGCATTACCGATGTACTGGATAATTATCCTTTCGATTTTCTATCCATTTATTCACATTCAACAAAGGACAAGACCTATCCGAATAAACTCCTTGCTCTTGGTAATATCCCTGAGTCAGATGTGAAGTATGTCCGTTTCCGTAAGTATCTCGAAGAAGCTGGCATGATTTATGACTATTATGATAGCCGTATCATAGTCTTCAACCCGAACTATACTTACGCTTACGTTTATTCGTTGAATAGCAATATGTGGGGAACCATGCACAATGTCTTCAATAAGCGAGTAAACATATATCCTGAGTCATACGCTACAGACAAAGAAGGAAAGATACTTGATGTATACGTGAAGGAGCCAACAGAGAATGTTCCTTTCTTCCTTTGCAGTCGACCTTTAACACTTGTGCAAGATGCTTACAAGACTTTGTTCGATTGCATCACAAGAGGATATTTCAGCAGCATTCAGGCAGGAAAATGTGGGACGGTTCTATTCGGAAGTAATGATTTGGTTAATTGGTACTACGTTGGTTCTTCTGTTAATATGTATCTCAGAAACCTTGTTGGTTCTCCATACAAATATTTCAGGCTTGCGCTTATGGGCAGCCTTGCCCCAAAAGAATCTATCAGCGCACTATCTACAGAATTCCAAACAAGATTACAAAATAAACTCAGATAATTATGGCAGAATATACATTAACCGACTTCGATAAATACAAGGTTGAGCAAGGTGCATCCTTGGGAACGAAAATAGATGACAAGATAGTTCTATCCACATGTATCAACATTTATCCTTTAGGTACAAATATGTACATGGGATATGTGATATTCAACAACAACTTATACCAGTTGTTCTATTTCGACTCAGACGGAAATCTCTATAATCTGAATAAAACTAAAGTAGGTGTTGCCTATATTGTAGACTCCACCATCACAAAGACAACTGGCACAAAACTCGTCAGAGAAACTTCTTCCGATGGAACATCAAATGCTCGCCCATTCCCAAGAAGCGGAATAGCAACCGCATCAGAAACAAGTGGAACAGAGGAAAGCGGCAAAGAAGAGGAAATCTTCTCAATCGCTACCCTACAGCCTAGAGAAGAAGTAGCCGCAAGTTGCTTGCAGGCTATGCTTCAAAAGTATACAAATCCGCTCAATATAGACAACACCAAGATTAAGCAACTTGTAAGCAAGTCATTCTTGTTTGCTCAGGAGTTCATCAATCAGGCTGTTCTGTATCGTGAGAAGGAGACAACATCGGCAACCGTTGAGAACAACAAGTACGCATCAGTTGATTCTGATTCTCTCAGCAGCGACACCGATAAACTGCTCTACAATATAGCTACAGCTATCAACAACTTTATCGCTCAGGATAAGAATCAGTATGCCGACCAACAGAAAAATGGTTTGAAACTGGCTGCTACAGACGTAAATATCAAGACCTTACCTGAGAGTATCAATATTAATGCTGCTGTTACTGGTTCGGTAACTACCAAGCAGGAGTCCACGTCTAGTGGAACATAAACTTAGATAAATATTTCGTTTGTCATTTAATACAATAAAGGGTAGCAGTCCGTGAAGGATAGCTACCCTTGCTTTATTTAGTCTTAAACGACTAACCTAAAATGGATGCAAAGCGATTCTTGCTCTAACAGCCGAGCGGTTGCTAGCATCCTTAATCTTCTGTTTCTTATCCTCAGCGAGTGCCCAGAATCTATCAGCACCATCAGGAAACACAATCATTAACCATTCGTAAAGGCATTGGTTCACGATGTAGTCATGCAAGTAGACGGTCATGGTATGTACACTTGTTTTCGAGAAACCTTGCGGCATCCTCATCGCCAAGTAATAGGCATCCTCCTCATTGGTAGGAGAACCAATACACTCTTCCCATTCGTTGGAATCAAAGCCACCACAGAACATTTCAACCTTAGTAAATCGGAAAAGCATTTCTCTACAATCCTCTACAGCAGAGTCTAGAATCCTTGCTAACTTATCTCTGTTCCCTTCCTCTGATACGTCAAACACATTCTTTAATTGTTTGGCATCTATACCTTTCTGCTTGGAATAAGAGTCAGCAAAAGAAAAAGCAGTATTCTTGATGTCATATACCAACTCTTTCTTTTCCAACTCTATCATCACCTTATATCCTTTATTACAATACCTCATATCCTATCCTCCTATTTTGTTGGTCTTTTACGTGTATAAATGATTGCATCAATCTTTAGCAGCAAAACGTTTGCCTTGGAGAGATAATCTTCTACCTTATCCTTGTAGACTACTGAGCACCATTCTGCTACTATTTTGTTGACTACATAACTAAAAACCGTTGATTCCAAGGTCTTAAATAAACTCTCATTAAAAAGGCTGCTTACTCTCAGACCAAAGACCTCGTTGCTGCCTGATTCACACTTCTGCCATCCAAGAATACTCTCCAAGGCTACGGAAACATCATTAATGGAATCTTCCCAAAAGCCTTCCAGCATTTCTCTATCAGCTTCCGTCACAAACACTTGGTCATACAGACTTTTTCCGTTTTTATCCAAGTTCTTTCCTCCTATGTAGGCAGTAGTCTTTGCCACCTCCTCATAGATGTCACTTTTCGTGATTGTCAATGTGAAATTTGCCATTCTTTATCTTTTTATAGAGTTTATAACCTAAAATGACTAACAAGACACAGAGTGCCCCAAATGACCTGATAGCGTATTTCAACTGAAACTGCTCCCACTTGGATAACTCCTTCTCTACTGGATAGGGAACTGGGATGGAATCTCTTTTCAGGAAAGAATCCACCCTTACTTTGTACACATTCTTGAAGACGGTCTTCTCATGCCATCGGTCAAGAAAGCAAGTATCTCCCATCTGTCTGAGGAAGATTGAATCACGCACGAAAACGCTGTCAGAAGTATGCAGCGTATCGTGTTTTACTACGTCCCGACATATAACTTTTTCCATCGGGACGTATTTTGTCTTGCATCCCGACAGAAGAAATGCCACCAGCAAGATACCAATCACGTAGAGTGCTACTTGCCAAAAATCAGTATCGTACCATTTTACTTTCATAGGCTAAACATTAAAGACCTTCTTTGCTCTTGTAAGGAACTTTCGTCTTGATTCCAAGCCGTTGGTTCCACCATTGATTGTCTTGGTAATAGCCAAGAAACTATCACTATCAGCCAGCTTGTTCAGGTCATGTTTCCACCACCACCACATAGCACTCTTTGTTGCTCCTAGCGGAAGTTCCAGCAACTGAGGATTCTCCATGATGTCTCCAGTACAATACTTGCTGTTCTGATAAGCCTGATAGTTGGCTCTGCCAGTAATCTGAATCAAGCCCCTACCCCGATACTTGTAGCCATCACCATCTTTAAGGTTGCCGAGCATGTTCTTTAACTTGCCAACATCATACTTGTGGAAGTAGTTTCTATTGCCGAGTTCTTTGGTGTATCTCAGTTCGCCACTCTCATGTGCAATCTGAGCCAAGAAGTGAGCCATACGCTTAGGAGTATCAATATGGAACACCTCAGCATAGCCATTGATGTAAGGCAGAAACGCATCCACCTTATCCTTGGCATTCGGCATAATCGCTAAAATCTGTTCTCTTGTTACCTCCATATTACTTGCCCTCCTTCACTTGTTTCAGCATACTTGCGAGTTCATCCTTCACCTTGCTCTCAAAGTTGCCTAGTTTTGTCTTGAAATAAACGTTTACCCCGAATATTGCTCCAGAGTAAACCAATGTCTGACTGACATACCACAGCACACCATCAGACACCACATAATTGTTGAGAAAGAATGATAGGAAGGTGAGTACAACACCACTCACTAGCATTCCTATAGCTGCACCATATTGCAATCCTTCACGTACATTTGGAGTCATATCTTATATTTATATATTATTAATAATATGCAAAGATAAGAAATGATTCCCAATTAGTTACTTTATCCGTTTATTGTGTGCCATATTTTGCTGGTAGGATGCAAGCAGTCAGGGTCTTGCAGATACTCGATAGCCATCAAAACCACCATTTCCTTCAACTCATCAGCATCTTTGCTATATCGCTCCAGCATCACATGATGGTCACTTCTCATCAGGTTCATAGTCACAGCCAAATCATGGATGGTATAATCAGATATATCATCCTTATGCTTGTCAAAGGCATCCTTTATCTCATCATCCGAGAAGAAAGGAGCCGTATGCTTGGTTCCGTCCGCATCCTCATACCACATCTTGCTGATAGCATCATCGGCAAAATGCTTATCGAAATGTTCTTCACTCAACACACCATACACCATCGCACAAAGATGATGTTCCTCCACATCGCTCAACTTGCATGAGAGATACTTGCCGACTGCCTTAGCTATAGCCAACATCTGTTCAGGAGCCATTTCCTGCTGATACTTTTCTACAAACTCTACGAAATTCATACCTATATAATTTAAAAGTTTATGATGCTGCAAAGATAGGCAAATCTTAAACGCAGCACCATAAACTCGCAGATATTTCTGTATCTATCTGAATGTCAGACAAATGCAGTTACGACAAAAAACACCTCCTTCCTTTATTCGTCCTTAAATTTGGTTCTCTTCTCTCCACCCCTCGTCCAGATGTCGTTTTTCTTGCGTTTCGCCACCTTTCCGATAACGTCATTTTCGTAAAGTTCGGGCTTGTCTTCCCTACCTTGGGTCTCTGAAGCAACACCACCATTCGGGTTGCCACCTTGGCTAGCATCAGGTTTCCCATTGCCATACCATTCCTTGTCACTTGGTTTGTCTGCAATCATAACTATAAACTATTAACTATAAATTATAAACTAAGCAGCAAGCGGTGGGTTCTGTCCGTCAGGACTCACTCCCTGACCGCTCATCATCTGCTGCAACATCGCCTGAGCCTTAGGATTGCTCTGTGATGCCTGAGCAATTTGTGCTTGAAGCTGAGGAGAGAATCCTTGTGGAGTCTCACCATTCTGAATGGCTTGCTGGTTGGATGCAACCGATTGCAGCAACTCCTCTCCAAATGGGAAATCTCCTACTTGCAGCAACTGCTCCAGCGTGATAGCCTGATTCTGCCACAAAGTCATAAGGAACTCATTTGCCATCTGTCTGTATACTGGAGTAGCCGTACTTTCCGTGATGTTGATGTCAAACTCAACGTCTCTAATCTTCTTAGGGTCGTAGTGTACAATCTGTCCTGCCCTACCCACAATATTAAAGTTACGAGCCACGTCATAGTACTGCTGCATATTCTTTACGGTCTTGTAAGCACCATCAATGATAAACTGGCTGAAAGTCTCCAAAATATCAAGCAGCGACATGGTAGCATTCTGTGTCTGCTGGGCATAGAGCGAACCGCTCGTACCTGATACTCCTGGTTTACCTTGCAGCGCACCATTCACTCCCGATATATCCTCGAAGAACTTCAACTGATAGCTGAGCAAGTCACCGATACCGATGTTCGTAGAGTTATTCGCCACTTGCTGAGGAACCTGACCGCTCTTGTTTGGCTTGTATCTTACCACACCATTGAACCTACTCCACTCATCGCAGAAATCATCCCAACTCATATCGTCAGGCAGACAATCCTCAGGACAGAGCAGCACACCCTTGGCACTCGCCCTCATGATGAAGTCATACATCGTGATAAGTCGGTTCACGTATCTCTGCTGGTCAATCACATCTTCCACAAAGCTGTGAATCTCGCCATCAATGAACGGATAGAACTTAAAGCAGTATGGATGCTCACCATGAGCATAAGGGGTCTCGCCTTCTCTCAGAATATCACCGAAAGGAGAAAGATAGTAGAAATGCCAGTAATCATCCATAAACCACTCGGCATCAATCAGAGGAATATCCTCTTCCAGCATACCAGCAGCCATACCTCGCCTGATTCTGTCTTTGTTCTCTGCATCTACAATATCAGCCTTATCCTCAATATCAATCTTGAAATCATCGCCATTGTTGTAGTCGTGGCATCGGTATCTCGGTTTACTCTCCTTGCGCCAAACCTCAATCACTCGGCAGAGCGAAGGATTGGCAGGATTCATAAAGTCGATGGTCTTAGGGTCGAACTCACCGAATCGCTGAGTGCAGTCTGCAATCACGAAATCTCGGTTAGCCGCCAACCGGTATATCTCCTTCAACTTCCGAGCCTCAGCAGGAGACTTGGCAAACTCTCTCAGTACATTGCCGATGGTAATGTCATGCACCTCACCCAAGCAACTCACGTCCCAACCACGGAAATCCCTCATATTATTGTCTATGAAGAAATTGTTCGGGTTCACGTAGTCCGTCCAGCAATCCAACCTACCTCTTCGCCATCCATACTTTTTCTTATAGATAGCAGCACCGCTTATCAGGAACTCTTCCATGGTTCGGGCATCCAGTTCTGTCTCTCGGTTCAGTTGTCGGTTACATTGCAGCACCACACTCATGGTCTCACCATATCGTTTCTCATCCTTATCTCGGGCATTACAGGTAGGTTCCTTGCTCTGAGAGCGATATACACCCAGTACATTCTTCACCAATCTACGGATAAGGTTGTTCTTCAATGGTTCGCTACCCTGCTCACGGATATAGTCTTCCTCCCTGATACGCTTTTTAAAGCCGCACTTGCTTTTGAACTCAATGGTATCGCCCCACTGGTCTCCATAGCAGTATCGCTTGTTTCTCAGCCTTCGCTTTCGGAAGTTATCCATGTTGTTATAGTATCGTTGAGCCTCCAGCAAGATAGAGAAGGCACGCTCGTATGGCTTGTCAAATCGGTTCTTGGATGCCTTCACGCTATCCAGTTCTTCCTTGTCAAGTACCCTACTCAACGATAGCAGTTTGGTTTCTTCTTTCTTCTTTGCCATAATTTATGATGTTGCAGGTTCAACAATATGTGCCAACTTTCTAGCCACTCCAAGGAATCCGCTTGCAGTATCGGTATCGCCAAGGCTGATACAAGTAAGATAGCCAGCCATGTATAAGATGGCATCTTTCAGGACGGAAGGCAGACTGATTTTCTGTTCGGTAGTGATAGATGGAACCTGAACATAGATGAATGCCAACGTAGCATCCTGCTTTGTGCTGGTATATAGTTCGATACTCTTGCCGTTAGCCGTATGGACGATAGCCGCAACTGGTCGCTCAGGATTTCCCCTCACACCATATTTGCAGTTCTGATACTTGTAGGCATCATCACTCTCTGAAATGATTTCGGCAGGACGGTTCCAGTCATCTGCCTTCACAGAAAGGATTCTCAGCATATCGGTAGGCAATACCATATTACCCACGAAATAACCATTGCTATCCGTCCACGTTACTGCATTCGTACACGAAGTACCTTCCACCATATCCTCAGGAGCATCCGAAAGAATGATTCTTGCTGCATCTACGATTTTGCTCTCAATAAGTTCTGCTTGCGAGAGTGTATCAGAATCGCTAGGAGCCAGCAAGCCAGCAGACTCTTGGTTTCTGTCCAAGAGCACCTTCACCTCTTTCACTAAATCAGATACAGCATATTCTACCATTACTCTAAACCTTCTAGTTCAACACCCTTTTCCTTGGCAATCGCCAAGATGTCTTCCTTGGTCTTCATCTTGGAACGGCTCACACCATAGGTCTCAGCCAGATAGTCCTTGGCATCCTCAACATCTGTCACTACGTGGGTCTTCTTCTCGTCAGCCACTTTCTTCTTTGCCTTGGCAGCAGCCTTCTTCTTGGCTTCAGCAGCTTCCTTCTTCTCGTCAATACTCTCCACCAAGAAGAACTTGTCGTTGAACCAATAATGAGACTCGATAGCCTTCTGTACCTTTGGGTCTCTTGTCATATAGACACTACTGCCCGTGCTCTTACCCTCAAAGTTAATGCGCATCCGCTCATTACCTACCATAACGCTGAATGCCAAATCAGTACCTGCTTGATATTTATTAAACATGATTATACCTTATTATATATATGTGTTACTAAAAAAGGGATGGGGCTAGTGCCCACACCCCTCACTATTTAATGAATAATTTGCAATTCTGCTTGCTGTTAGGCAGTAGCCTTGGTTTCCTCTGTATCAGAAGTGTCATCTGTAGCAGGAACCGCAGCAAGGCGCATACGAGCATGTGCCTTAGGGTACTTCAAGTACAGACAAGCTACCTCCTGAATAACTACTGCATCGGTGTTACGGATGCCAGCCGCCTTCAAGTCGAGAACGTTTCGTGTCCAAGACAAGTGTACTCGCTTAACCAAGAACTCAGGGTCAAGGGCAAAGCCGCAGTCACTCATGCCGAAGAGGTCGAACAACTCCGAGTGAATCATCAGCACCTCACCGAAGTCGGTCTCCCAACTCTTGAACTTCAACTTCCAAATATCAACGGTGTCCTTCAAACGGAACTTGTCGGAATCAATCTTACTGAATGCACTCACGAAGTCAGAACCAGCGATAATTACCTTGCGTTTGTTGCCGATACCAGTACCAACAAACAAATCCTTGGAAATATCAACCAACTCCAAGTCGGTAATCACTCGCTCATTCTTGTTATAGCCCTTCTTAATATCGTCAGCAGTAGCAACATGACCTACCTCAATATCCTTACCAGCCATCCACCAGATACCCTTAGTAAACCACTGGGCAGAACCATCCTTGATTTCGTGCTTGATGCAAGCCATATCACCGAAGAGATAAGTACCCTCCATAGCAAGACGCATATCATAGATACTATCCTCCTCGATGTCAGAAAAATCCCAATCCACTCGCTTAGCAGCAATCTTATCGAAGGTGGTCTGCTCAACCTGAATCATGAAGTTCTGACAATACTGAACCTCATTAGAAGGAAGGTTGTTGAAACGACCCGTCTGAACGTCCATTTCGCCACAACTCTTTGCCATACGGATAAGTTTCTGACCCTTCTTCAAGGCTGGAATACCGATAGCCTGCTTATTGACCAACTTACCATTTACAGCATACACAATCGGATAACCTTCTGTGTCCTTACCGCAAACGCAGAGTTCCAAATCAGGAGTAGGAGCATCAGTAATGGTAGAATATGCAACACCCTTATAGTTGGTAATCGCCTTCACACCTACCACTCGGATGGTATCATCCAGCGTAAACATGGTAGGGTCTTCTACCTTCAATACCATAGATGTACCAGTACTCTCCACCGTTGCTTCCTTCACGGTTGTCTTGATAGGACGTGTACCGATACTCCAATACTCAACTACAAACGAGTTGGCAGACTTGGTTGTCGCATAACGTGAAATCTGGTCAACTGGAGTAGCCATCGGGCGAATCTTGGTAATCTTCTCATCAATGTCGTTCAGGTAATACTCCGTGCCATTCTCGTTAAAATGCTCACGTCCCTGAGTCTCGCTCGCAATACCTTCACTCTGACGTCCAGCACCACCATTGCCAGCCTCACCAGCAGCAGGAGCACCACCAGCCTCAGCAGCAGAACCACTCTCGGTGCTACCGCCATCAGGCAGATTTGCCGCCTCAGCCATGATAACCTGACCATTCACTCCAAAAATAACTGCCATTACCATAATAAAGATGGAAAACAGCCGATTAAATGTACTTTTCTTCATTGTTATTCTGAATATTAATTAAACATTATATATTATCTTTTCACCTTGTCGAATTATCTAATGTGTGTTCTCTTCTCGTTGCCACGCTCCCAGACGTTACCCCTTCGTGATACCCTGCCCACAGCACCAAGGTCAGGCTGGTTATCTGTCTGCTTGGTTTCTGCATTGGCAGAATCAAGGTCAGCAGTACCATCGCCCTTCTTTCTCAGTTCAAGGTTCTTGACGTGCTTGCTGTTCTTGCCACGAACCTCACCTTCATGGGCTGCATCAGCCACATCAGTATCATGGTTCTTAGCCTTGATGAAAGCAGTAATCATTTCCTCTGTAAACTTGCCAGTCACCACATTGCGCATAGTCTGAAAGCACTGGTCAATGGCATCGTTCACAGCTTCCTCGCCATACTTCTCTTCCAACTTGTCAAAGACCTCATAGCTGGAAGGCATATTCTTGTCATACTCCTCCTGCAATTTCTTGCCGTTGGCAGCATTCTGCAAGAACTCCGACTGAGCCGATGCAATCTCATCCGCATTGTCAGGGTCTGAATAGTAGTCAATGGCATCCTCGCCATGGGTACGAATCAACTCAGCGTAAGGACTCTTGCCAGCCTTCATCGCTTGAAGGAAGGTAGCCGCCTCAGGGTCGCTACCCAACCAATCGCCCATCGCCTTCTCATTATCCTTGTAACCCTGCAAAGCCTTCTGGTCAGCATCATAATCATCATTGATTGCGCCATACATAGCCTCATCATCCGCATACTCAGTATCAGGATGGCGGGTCTTCAAACGCTCCAAAGCCAAGTCTCTCTTGGTCTTGGTATCTTGCTGTTTTGCAGTACCAGCATTCTGCTCAATATTTGTATTTTCGTCCATATATATATGTGTATATTTATAAATCAATGCCCAAAATTAATGCTTTTTTCCGATTTTCATCTTTTATCCGTTAATTTAGTCTAATCGGATGCGACTAATTCAATACTTTTTTGTATATTTGCAGGGTCAGATATGAAATATAAGGATTCACGATGCTATTTTATAGAGGAACGTGATGCTGATTTATTGAGGGCTTACAAAGAAATTATTAATGTAAGAGACAATATCAGACTCTCAGAGATTGAGGAAAAGCTAGCCCAATCTCCGAGCAGAAGATTTTGGGTTTCAGAAGACCGTGCTTATATAGTCATATTAGACTTACTGAAAGGAAAACCTCTTGATAACATGATTCCTACCCGAAAGGAAATGTATCAGGAGATTTTCAGACGATTCCAGATTCATAAGAGTAATGAGCCATATCTGAGTAATATGGATATTATCAAACGTGTATGTGCTGAAAAAGCACCCAGTTTCTATTTGACTCCTCAAAGCATACACGTAATTCTTAGCAGGGTGAGAAAGGAGGAGAAGCAAAGATGCTACGAGAGACGAAAGAGAAGATTGCGCTTTATGCTGGGTACATTATAATAATGTGTATCACTTTTCTTGGATATGATGGCATGGGTCTCTTTGACGATTGTTCTATTCAGAACCGACTAAGCTACCCTTTCTTTCATCAGAACATCTTTCATGCTGCCATCAACCTTTATGTTTTCCATCAATGCTACCGAGCCATCCCTTGTGGCATCGGTCACTTGGTGGCATTCTATCTCATAGCCATCAGCTATCCATTCACCTCTTCCCTACCAATCATCGGTCTAAGCGGCTTTATCTATGCTTACATGGGCTTTATCGCCCCCTACGTGGAGAATAAAGTAAGGTACAATCTCACCATTCTCCTATATATCTGTGTTGGAATCTTCTTCCCTTGCATGGCAGTTGGAGTCCACATCTATTGCTATGTACTTGGTCTGTTGTGGGGTTATCTAAACGCACCGCTATGCCAAGACAAGTAACCGCCAAACTGACTGATGCTGTAGACAAACATGTACTGGGCATCCTGAAAGAGAACGAGAAACGCATCAAGGAAATCAACACGCCCTTCAATCCTATCAAGGGTGAAGGTTGTGGAGATAAGCGATTCCTGCTCTTCCTTCCCGACTTCCCGATTCAGAGACAGCAGCTTCCAGTTTCCATGAAGAAGATTCCGCTCGTCAAGATGCTCATCGAGTTTGGTAGTTGCAAGGCTGTAATCGAGGAACTGCATAAGGATATAGACGAACCATACGACCTAGAAGAAGAGATTGAGCAACTGGTGGAGCAGTTTACTCGCATCAGGATGAAACACGACCCTTTCTTCTTCTTTGCCACATTCATCTATATCAAACCGAAAGGTGGAGGTCTCCCCTTCCGCTTTGTGCTCAGAAGACCGCAGCGCAGACTGCTCAGGTGGTTGGAGGAGCGAAGGAAGAAGAATCGCCCTATCCGTCTCATCCTGCTGAAAGCCCGACAATGGGGAGGTTCGACGGTCATTCAGATGTACTTCCTCTGGCTGCAACTCATGTGGCAGAAGGGTCTCAATTCTCTCATCGTGGCTCAGGTCAAGGACACCGCAGAGACCATCCGAGGAATGTTCGAGGAAGCTCTGAAAAACTTCCCTACCAAGTTCCTCTACGAAATGGGAGAAGCATTCTCTGAGAACGAGCCGAAGTTTGTGGGAGTAGGAACATCAGGCAACGTGAAGAAGGTTCCTCAGCGATTCTGCAAGATTAAGGTGGGTTCCATGGAGCGACCACTCTCAGCTAATGGTGAAGACTACAACTTGGTTCACCTTTCAGAGGTGGGTTTGTGGAAAAAGACAGATGGTAAATCTCCTGAGGAGGTGGTGCAGAATGCTACAAATGGTATATTGTACCGACCATACACGATGATTGCCTATGAATCCACCGCCAATGGTACTGGCAACTTCTTCCACAAGGAGTGGCTTGCCGCCAAAAAGGGACAATCTCAGTTTGAGCCGTTCTTCGTTCCTTGGTACGAGATATACGATATGTATCATCTTGAATTTGAAAGCAAAAAACAGAAGGTAGAGTTTGCCAAATGGCTATATGAGAACCGCAACAATACCAATACGATGTCCGACCGAGAGGAGCCATGTACCTATCTTTGGAAGTTATGGACACTGGGTGCTCCACTCGAAGCCATCAACTGGTATATTGCCGAGCGCAGGAAGTTCACCGACCATGCTGATATGGCTGCTGGCTACCCTACCGATGATATTGAAGCATTCAAGCATTCAGGAGCCAAGGTGTTTGCAGAAGACAAGGTTGACAAGTTCCGCAAGGGATGCCGAGCACCTAAGTTCATCGGTGATGTTTATGGTGATGGATATAAGGGCAAGAAGTGTATGCAGAATGTCCGATTCTGTGAAGACAAGCAGGGACAGTTGTGGATATGGAGCAAACCTGAGATATTTGATGATTGCAAGGTGATAAACCGCTATCTGGTTGTAGTAGATATTGGTGGACGCAGCAAGAATGCCGACTGGTCAGTTATCTGTGTCTTCGACCGCTATTGGATGATGGAAGGTGGCAAGCCGTATGTGGTAGCCCAATGGTATGGGCACATTGATATGGACTTGCTGGCATGGAAGGCGGCTCAGATAGCCAAATACTACAACGATGCTCTGTTGGTGATTGAATCCAACACCTTGGAGACGAAAGACAAGGAGCACATCTTGGAAGGTGGTGACCAGTCTGAGTTCATCCTGAATCAAATCAAGGACGTATACGACAACCTCTATGCACGCAAGCAGAGTGAATCAGACATCAAGAATAAGGTTCCAGTGAAATACGGATTCCATACCAATGTAGCAACCAAGCCAATGGTTATCTCAGTATTGGTTCAGGTTATCCGTGAACAACTCTATGTAGAGCGAGACGATAGATGCTTAGATGAATATCTCACCTACGAGAAGAACGGAACCGTATACGAGGCAGCAGACGGAAAGCACGATGATTTGCTCATGACCAGAGCCATCGGACTTCATATCTGTTTCAACGAAATGGAAATGCCAAAGATGATTTCCATTCAGGCAAGAGTAATGAGAAGAAAGGTTTCTGTTTCGGCAGCAACCATCATATAGTTTCAAACAATTAATAATTATGATTATGAAAGTAACAAAGATTTTCAAGCGCATCAAGTGCGAAATCATGTACCGCCAAGCTACGGCTAAGGCAGACTACGCATCCAAGAAGAATAATGGCGAAATCTTCTATGTTCTTCCTACGCAGAAGGGCAACCTCATGATTATGAACCGCCATCTCTTCGAGGCATTCAAGAAGACCAAACTGGTAGACAACGACATGAAGGTCAGAGACCTCTTCAAGGATTGTGTCTATCATACCAACTGCAAGAGTGAGAAGGGAAAGCGCAGCCGCAAGCGCAAATTTCTCAGATGGAAGGGCTTAATCTAAAATTTTTCTGCCCTAAATAAACGGATAAAAGATAGGTGGAGAAATTTCTGCCTATCTTTGTCTATTATTAATAATGTATACGTATATGGATATTTATAAGATTGTTAAAGGTAACAGCTTCGACCTTTTCATCAAGCTACAGAAAGCCTACATCAGCAAGAATAAGCAGATGCTGGAAGATATTGACGTAGCTGCCATCAGTAATCTAGAAGTACACCTTACTGATGCCTTTGGAGAGTGTGTAGCAAAAATGCTTTTTGTTCAGAGCGGAACAAATAATAGTGAAGTAGAACCGAGTGACATTTGTGTCAAGTTCCCACCATTTCTAGAGGAAGGACTATATGGCATTACCATTCGTGGCAAGTACAATGGAAACGACATCTGTAGCATTGAGCACCGCCTTTTCCGTATCGTAGAGCGAAATGGCAAGTCTCATATTCCTCTCGGCATCGTAGAGGGCGAAATGGGAGGTATGTACAATGCGAAGTACTGGATAGAACTGAACAATCAGAATGATGCTGATGTGGACGATACAAATGTATATCTGAAATCTTCTCCTTCTGTTATAGCTTATGATGGAACAGAACATACCATCAAACTCTCATGGCAATTCAGGAAGAATGGAATTGATACTACTCCAGACAATATTAAGATTATTGACGGAAGTAATGTCATTGAGCCTAAGACAACTGATACGTCAATTAATGTTTCACGTTCACAAGTAGGTACATACGCTTTTCATATCATAGTTACATTGAACGGAAAAATATATAAAGCAACTGCTTTTGTTACAATCGGCGCAAAAACTATGTATGGTGCATCATCTTTATCAGATGCAAACGAACTAGACCTATCTGTACTGAACGGAAGTAATACTTCTTTGGTCAATCAGACAATAACGGTTACTACAACAGATGAAAACGATGTAGTTTGGTTTATTTCAGACACACCATTACAATTCATTCAGGGAAACGTTGAAGCCGATTTCCACGAAACGATTATTGGTGCATTATATTATTATAATTCAGACCCACTTATTACTGGTGACAATACTTATACAATAAAAGCAAAATAAATATGGTAAAATTAGGTAGTACGCTAGAATCTTCAAGAAAAGACAAAAGGTTAGCAAATTCAGATAATATATATGACAAGAAACTAGGAAAGATGCAGGAGAAAATCAACCAAGAGATTTCTTCTCTATCTCCCGTTGACGAAGAAGACCTTATTAGGTCATACAATGATAACGGACGTTCTGTAACCAAATTTGCCGACCGTTCCTATTCTCCTCAGAATTTCAGCGGCAAAGGCTACAAGATTCTACGCAAGAATATCAAGCTAGTCTCTCTTGCCACAACAAAAATAATAGTATTATCAGTCCCAACATCTGATGGTTACATATCTTTCATCATTAATGGTGTAGAAACACTAGTAACAATGAAAGTTGCAACAGACTCTACTACCGATTTAGTTGCACAGAAAATTGCTGAAAAACTTACCACGACAATGACTGAGTATGAAGTATCAGTAGATGCTTCACTCATAACTCTTACAAGAAAGTCTGGTGGCTCCGTAACTCCTTCTGCATTCTCTGCAAGCACTACTGGTGTAGTTTGTGGTGTTACTGACAGTACCAAAAGAGAGTTCAGAAATATCCTAACGGCAGTCATGATGAATCTGCCTAATACTATCTATGAGGTAAGATATGACTTTAGCCTAGATGGTGCTACCATAGAAGTGCCAGAGAATAGTGAACTTAAGTTTTGTGGAGGAACCTTGAATAATGGTAAAATTATCTTTAATGGTACTTTTATAGATACAAATAGAACTTCTACATTTAAAGATATATCAATCAGTGGTTCACTCAAAAATACAAATATTAAAATTGATTGGTTTTCTAGCAAAGATATAGCTACGTTAAATGAAATCTTAGAAATAAGATATTCAAGCATCCCTGATATTTATATCAATGGAACTATCATGGCTAAAGAACCTATAAAAATAAACAGACCAGTCAATATATATTGTGATAATTTTGAGTTTCATCAATCAATATGGGGCTATCCTGGAGTAATTATCAACAGTTCAGATGTTGCGATATATGGAAACATTTCGGTATATTCAGATGTTGAAGAAAGGACTGCAATCACTAATGCATACTTTCCTAATATCGTAGATAAAAAGACTTCTTCTTCGGCTATATGCTTAGGCTCTTTATCTGAACCTAAACAAATAAAAAATATACATATTGAAAAATGTTATTTACATAACTTTATAGCAGGAATCACGTCTCATGGAAGTTATGCTGGAGATTGGGGTACACAAAATGTAGAAATAAACTACTGTTATATAGAAAATATAGATTTTGGAATATTTGGTGCATCTTGGTATGGACTATTTATTAATATGCTAGAATTTAAGAACATAGCATCTTATATTAATTCAGAAGACCCTTCTCATGTAGTTTATATTACAGGAGGCGATAATGAGATTTTTTCAGAGAATATCGTTATTAATAATCTCGTAGGTACTGGTTGCATATCTAAAAAGGAAGATTCAGTTTTAAGCTTGAAATCATGCGTGAGTTTCAGATGTTTGAACTCAACAGTTAATAACATAGGTTATTTCGCAGCTATTCTAAATTCCAAATGTGAATTAAGCAACATACACATAGACACTGCTGTTAGCATTCTTGCAGCTCAATTAGAAGGTACAATTTGTAATGTTAGAAATGTTATAGCAAGAAATGTGAAAGCTTCTGCATTTTCTTGCTCCACAAATGCGACATTAAAAGTAGCTGATTGTGATATTGAATATACTGGAGAAATTATGCCAAGTAATAAAGGTGTAAATTACGTTTCAGATGGTGTAGCAGAGTTTAGAGACCTCAAAATAAAAGCACCAGATAATTCCACAGCACTACTTGTCTTTTATAATTCTTCAGATGTAAATAGCAAATTGACTATATACAATCCTATTACAAATATGGATATAGTTGGTTTGGGCACTGGCGCAAATTCAAGTAATATTAAAGTATACTTAAACCCATCTAATGTTGATACGGAAAAGATTGTCAAAACAGCTTCTTTACTCCGTTTGAGTGTTATATTGCTTGAAAGTAATGAAGGAATTAAAACCACAGAATCCGCTTATATCAATGAGTTTTTGGTAAGTAAAATAGTAGAAACACAAAGTTCTACAACAAAAAGGATTTATGCTCCAAAAAATCAAATTTTGATTCTGAGAAATGGTGGAAACTGCACTCTTAAAGATAGTGACGATTTTATACTTAAACAAGCAAATTTCTATAAAGCTAACTGTTGGAATACTCTTGCATTTATTTCAACTGGCGCAAATTCTATAGAAGAATTATTCTGTGACTATCATCCAAGTGGTTCGTTTAATGATAAGCCAGAACCAAAAAGAATAGGTTTACAGTATTTCAATACAGACACCCATAAAACTATTACTTGGGATGGTTCTAAATGGTTGAATCCAGATGGAACAGAAGCGACGTCTTAGGAAAAGGTATGCTAACATCAAAGAGACGAGATAGGTTGATTCTTATCTCGCCTCTTTTTATAAGGTGTTACTTGGAGAACATACCATATCCACCAACACCCTCATCCGTATTGAACCTAGAAACATCAAAGAACTTCTCGCATAAACTCCCCATTATATAGCATGGTTCCTCGCTCAACATATCTATTCCATCTTGCTCACAGATATGCGCTACCACATGAAGAAGCTCATGACCTATTGTATTAATGATGCTGCCATCAGATTCACATTTACCAATGGCAAGCACACTCCTTCTTTCAGCTAGGTTGGAATAGGTAAGACCCCTATCTACACTCTCCTTGATTAGATGCTCGTAGGCTTCCGATAATGGATTTCCGTTGCAGCCAATATCAGAAAGAGCATGGCATATCTCATCGGAATCAGGCGGCTGATAACCTATGAAACATACTATGCTCCAATCGTACTTCGGGAGTTCAATCACTCTTCTAATCATAACACATCTTCCCAAGGAATAGGTACACCATTATGGCAGCAATCTGCATAGAATCGGTTAAAGATGAAACCATCCTTCTGGTCGGCATCATCCACCATATCCTTGATAAACTGGGCTAGCTGCTCCTCATCCTTGATGGAAGACTTGTAGAAGTCTGCCCTCGCCATATTCGCCACATATACATGGTCGTAGCCTATCTTATTCTTCACCTCTATTCCCTGACCGAGCAGAAGGGAATCAACCTTCTCCTTATCCCAAAACGAGACACTTACATCACGCTTGGAGGAAGGGTCATACTTGTACATCTGTTTAACAGCCCACTCACACATTTTTTTACTGAAATGATAGCCATTGTATCTGAGATAGGCAACCATCGCCTCAGGTTTGAGGTCATACATATCCAATGGCATTCTGCATTTTCCCATATTGCTGAATATTAAAGGGAGTCTGGTCACGACATAAATGTCGGTGCCAAAACTCCCAAGTTAAACATTAGCGACCGCCACCATTGTAGCCGCCACCACCTCTTTCACCATAGCGGTTCGGGTAGTTCCAATCATCGTTCACGTTGTTGAATCTACGTCTGTTCTCACGCTCTTCACGTTCCTCACGCTCTCTTCTCCAATCGTCACGATAATCAGGCATACGCTCACCCATACGCTCCTGCTTCATCTTTTTGAGACAAGACATAGCCTTGCTACCCAAACCAAGCATGGATTCGATGTTGTCATACAAATCATCGAACTTATCTTCTGTAATCTCAATCATTACCATAATCTTATGATTTTAAGTGAATAGGTAGGAGATTACTTGCTCATGGTCTGTTGGAGCCATCCCATCATCTTGTCAATCTTGCCCTCAATGCCTGAAACCTTACCTTCCAGTTTATTGATTTTCTCGGTCTGTTCCTTATCCTTGGCTATCTGGGGGTTGAGTTGCTGTAGCATTCCCTCACAAGAATCAACGACCCTCTTGTGGTAATCTACGCTCTCCAGTATCGCCTTGGATTGTCTCAGCATAGCATCCACCTCTGCACTCATAGCATCCTTATTGTCGCTAACCACAAGGTTCTTGTCATTGGCTATCTGTCCGTTTGCTGGCAGTTGCTTGAAATCCACTTCCTCGTCACCCAGCTTCACCTTCACGTCCACTACGGTCTCCATAGGTTGAGGAGTAAAGCCGTTGTTAAAGGTAGGGTATTTCGTCTGAGGATTGCTTACTGAAACCACCTGACCGATTCGCAAGTTCGGGTTCTCGCCCTTGTCTAGGACATAGAATAAAGAATTAGTTCTTAAACCTTGAAACATAATATAATCTCCTATTATCTATTCTTGTTAAACAATACCCGACATCATCTGTAGGGTGTTAGTATCTCTCTCAAACCAGAACTGATAAACACCAGTTCCCTGCACGTCTGCAACCGTCAATGGTTCGCCATTGTACTTGGTCACAGCCTGAGTACTTCCGTTAGTCTCGAAAAGGATAGGCAGCGTACCAGTCGTTCCGGTCGGAATCGCCTGCATCAGGTTCACGAAAATCGTTCCCCGATAGTTGGCATTCACGAAAGCGTGGTTTTTGAAGGTGAACACCACATCGGTAGTATTCACCTTTACGCCAGTAGAAGCGATAGCTGCCGAACCATTACGATTCACCCATGTATAAGGTCTTAACCAAAACATAGCAGCCTCCTTTCCTTATTAACCCCAGAACCCTGCATTAGCAGCATTCATTCCATACAATCCAGCCTGATAAGCCACGCAGTTAGGAACCGCAGTAAATGGGCTGTAAGGAGTTGTCACGGTCTCAGGCAACTTACACTTGATACCAGCCACCTCGTTCTGCAAGCCAGCCAGTACCTGATTGATAGGAGCCACAGCCTGACCAACAATCTGAGAGGTCATAGCAGAAGACTTGAAGGTGCTGTTCTCTTCACGAAGAGCATCAATCTTGTTCTGTAACTCTCTCATTTCAGCTTGCTTTTGTCCGTCAACGATAGTCTGAGTGCTATCCTTGATAGCGTTGTGCAAGTCACAAGTCTGTCTCTGAGTCTCGTAAGCTACGTTGGAGAAACCACGCTCCTGACCATTAGCTACATTGTTGATGGCATTCTGCAAGGTTCCAGTCTGCTGGCAGATAGCCAAGCGGTTCTCGCAGCAGCAGTTTGCAATCTGCTGAGCAATCTGCATATTACCCTGCTGCAAGGCATTGATAGTCTGCATACCGCTCATACCAACCTGATTACCTACACTCTGTACCTGAGAGGTCAAGGCAGAAATGGCACTCTGAATCTGACCTTCGGTGCAGTTCAACTGGGTAGCCAAATTGCTGAGTGCATTGCGGTTACCACCGATGGCATCCATCAGGAGACCACGACCATAGTCATTGTTAATCTCGTTGGCGAGACCACCACGACCATTATTGCCGAAACCTCCCCAGCCGTTACCTCCCCAGCCCATGAGGAAGAAAAGGAAGATTACCCACATGAACCATCCACCTTCGCCACCGAAACCATTGTTTCCCTTCATGGCAAGGAGGACATTAGGGTCAACACCCTGCTTCTGGAGCAGAGGTGCAAGAAGACCGAGCATCCCATTGTTAGATGTAGAGCCTTCATTTCCGAATACATACGTTTTACTTTCCATATTATCCTGAATCTTTTGTTAAACATTAATTGATTAATACTACGTAACGTTACGAGCACAAAGTTACGAATAATATGGATAGATATAGATAAACTCGCAAAAGATTATATAAGTGCTTGATGAGTAAAGATTTATGGTTACGGATAAGGTCGTAAATATATAGGAGGGGCGATTGTGTCTCTCCTATATATAATAAGGTGTTGCTGTTGCTAGAGGTTTATGCCATACTTTCGTGATAGCTTGTGGAAGAAAGCCTTCTTGTTGGCAAAGTATCGGATAAGCGACTTATTCCACTTCTTTTCATGCCCGAACTGGTCATGGATTCCTTCGGGTATCTTGCCATCGTGTACATACTTTTCAAAGGATGAGATAGACTTGCCCATTTCGTGAGCACACCAGCCCTTGTTGGCTTGCGTATCATTCATCATGGCAGTAAGGAGTGCCACAAGTTCCATATCTCCTTCCGACAGACCACAAGGGATAGGCTTGCCCTCTTCTTGGGCAACTGCTGATTCATGTGCCTTATCTGCGAGAGCACGAAGTCCAGCTTCGATGATGCTGTAATTTACTAATTGCGACATAAGCGTATAAAATTAAAATGAGTGTAATCAGGAACATATCACAATAGTACATATTATTTGTGATAACGATAGAGCCAAACATGATGTGTATCACATTGACTCCTGCGATATAGAGTATCGGGATGCGCCACTCTACACACAATCTGTGCAACACCTGACCTTTCCAAAGAGAAATCGGGTAAAGAATGTAAGTGATGAAGTAGAAGTACCAGACTGGTTCCTCATTCTCTTCGTACCATAGTGTAATCTCCATTTTATTGTCGTAGAACTGAGATATACCATACCATCTGAAAAGCATGACCAATATAGGCGCATACTTGAAATAAAGCAAGTCCGTCTTAATCTTGCTGCGTTCGGGGAGAAGTTTTGTAATCTCTCCAATTAACTTCTTGACTCGTAGGTCTTCGTCTTCTTCTTTTCTCATAAGCCATTGTTTTTTTAAAGTTTATATGTTTGAGATTCTTTTGCTGATTTAATCAAAAATTCTTAGAGGTAGCAAATATAATAAGAAACTAGGGAATAGCTATATTTATGCACAACTTTAATAGTTAAACTTTATAAATATTTACAGATTAATAGATTTGCACAAGAAATATAGGTAAAAAGTTTCAGATTGAAAGCAATTATCCCCCGAAAGCCTAGCACTTTCAGGGGATAGTCATATATGTATTACTTCTCAGCCTTCGCCTTCTGGTTAGCCACAACTACCTTGTTAGCCTTCTCCAGCACGACAAGAATCTTCTTTCTCAGGTCACGAATCTGTTTCATGTCCTCAGCGTTGTAGGCATCCTTGCCATCATCCAAGAAACCTTTCTTCAACTCGGAAATCTCCTGCTTGTCAAGGGAAATCTCGTCAATAGCATCAATGGCAGCCTTGTTGGTGTTGTAGTAGCCATCGCTCTGACTAGGAGCCGTATCAACCAAGAGGTCGTAGGAAGTCTTGAATCCGTTCAGTTTGGTGTAGAGTTGTTTCAGCTTCAAGTCCTCGAAATCATCCTTCGGAGTAGCATGAGTCTTATATATATCCTCAGCATTCAACTTGTGAGGTCTATACTCCTCCCCACTCTCCTCAGCACGTTCCTTCTTCTTGTCTTCCTCATACTTCTTCACCTTCGCATCATCCTGCTTGTACTGCTTATACTCCTCAGAGCCGTAGAACCGCTCCAGCATAGAGTAATCGCCATCCACCTTGGCTTGTTTCTTCAACTTGCTCAGGGTATTGGCTGCTCGGTCGTGATTCTCCTTCATATTCCAGAACTCATCACCTTGTTTCTTTGTGACTGGTCTATCATCAGGATTGCTGACGAACTTACTGAATAATGGAATATCAGCCACCTTGATTTCCTTCGGGTCGTTGAGTGACTTGGTAAGAACACCGAGCACCTGACTGCCCATGGTGTAAGCACCACCGAGATAAGAAGACAATACATGGTCAACCACGGCAGGGTTATTCAGATTGTATCTTGGGTCACCGAAAGCATCAATGCTGTTCTGCTGCACATCAGGATAGTCGTTTCCGATTGAGTTAACCATCCTAGATGCACGTACCAACCAATCAGGAGTGCCCACGTATGCCTTGGTAAAGTTCGGGTCATATTTGTTATACTCTGTCTCCTTGAATAATGGCTTTCCAGTGAAGTCAACATTGAAAGCCAACTCAAAGACTGGGCGAATAGCATTCGGCATCAGACTGACCGCAATATTGCCATCATATCCAGTAGGGTCAAGCGGAAGCATATCCACCACCTGACCGAGCAAGTCTTCTGCATACTGGCTCCAACTTTCCTCAGCCAACTCGCCACCCATCATCTTGGATGCAATCATATCACCTATTCCATAAAAGGCACGGAACTCCTGAGCAAGCGGAATCTTTATATACTCATGAGTGAACGGAACCCACATGATAAGGTTGTTTCTTCTATCCCACTTTGTGAACTGCCAGTACTTATCCTTATCATCATCACCGCCAAACAGACTCATCAGGGCAGCGTTAACGATAGGAACCAGCACACCACTCGCCAACCATGATGCAGTAACAGCCGTAAACTTGAAAGGATGATGCTTAGCAAGCGCACCAAGAGTCTGCAAACTCTGTACTGCTGGGTTGATGAAGAGATAGAGATTTCTAACCATCTGCCAGCCATATTCGCCAGTACCCTTGCGGTTGAAGTTCAGGGTCACGTCCTTGGCATCATTCACAGCCTCATCAATGGAACGTCCATACTGAATAGAGGTCATGTAAACCGCAAATCGGTTACTATCCTCGATTGCTCTGTTCAGGAACTCAATGCCATCCATGATGGTGTGCCCTACCTTTACTGGGTTCGTCTTCCATCTATCCAAATCCTTCAAGTCATTCTTGAATTTCTTCTTCAAGTCTTCCACATCAAGCGAAGATACAAAGCCAGTCTCACCACCATTCATCATGAAGTCATAGAACATCTGTTCCTTTGGAGTAGCGTTTCCGTTGTTTACCTTATCTCTCAACTTGCCGTTCTGATAGTCTCTCAGCATGAATCCGAGATTCCAAGAGGTTGCAAGATTCTTTCTGAGCAGATAGTTGTACTTTGCATCCTCACGAATAGCGGTAGATGCCAGCGTCATTGTCAGGTCTCGGAAGTAGTTGGAAGGGATGAAGAGAGGTGAAAGACTGGTATAGGCAGCAGCCATCTTTCTGCCCAACCAAGCAGCAGCCCTATCAAGTTTGCCGCTCTGAATCTCTCTTACTCGGTGTGCTCTGGTATTGTTCATCGCCTGAGCCAACTGAGGGTCACCATTCACATAGATAACGTACTCCTCGCCATCCTTCATCACCCTTACCTCATGTTCTCTCTCCTCGCTGTGAGTCTGAGGATAGGCTATGTTCAGTCCGTCTCTCTTTTGGGTAGCATCGCCAGTCTGAGCCATTTGCTCCATCTTCTTCTCGAAAGCATCAATTGCAGCATTCACCTGATTGCTATCCATCTGAGAAGTAATCTGAGGTGTAGCAGGAATCCACTCTTCGTTGCCGTTATCATCCACACTCTTCACGTACCAAGCCTTGCTCAGGGTGAGAAGAGAGGTAGGATGATTCTGAGCCAAGAGCATCAGGTGTTGTTTCACCCAGTTCTTGTTGTTGAGCAGGATTCCACTCTCTGCCATATTCTCGATGTATGCGATAGGGTCATCAGCGATAGAGGTTCGTCCATGTGCCTTCTTCAAAGTCTGATTAAACGCACCCTTGCCGCCACCGATATAGTCCCATACTTGGTCGGCAGTAGTGCCATCCCAGCCACGAAGAGGAATATAATGGCTATACATATCACGCACGTACTGATAAGTATCTTTGCTCATCATGCCAGCCTTATAGCCATCACGAAGAATCTTCTTGGTAGCCGCATTCGTTGCATCCCAGAGGTCGTGAGTCTCAGCTACATACTTACTCTCAATATCCTTTACCAGTTTGTGGGCAGCTTCCTCAAAGTCTGAGCCGCCAAAGAGAGCAGACAAACCTGAGTAATCGTAAGCAATACCATTCTTGTCGTAGCGATAGTCCATATAAGATGGAGAATATTTCGCCCTGAGTGCATTGTCTCTCTGTCTCCAAGTAGTGAAGTCTACTCTGCCAAACTCTAGGTCGCTATCATTAATGATACGGTTCATATCGCCCTTGTAAGCCTTATATGCCGCACTTCTCTGAGCCACGTCCTCATAGTCAGCTTCCAGAGACTTCTTGAATGCCATCTGTGCATCACGCTCCAAGCCATGCTTAGCCATCATGTAGATACGAACATTATCATAGCTATCGCCCAGTACCTTCTTCATCTGATGATAAGCCTTTCTCAATGGCTGCAAGAACTCATTATTATATTCCTCAAACTCGTTCTTGCCTTTGCCATGGCTGCGGTTCTCGGCAGTATAGGCATCCTCAGCCATGTTCAGGCGGTCAACACCCACTTCCTTCATGATAGCTTCCTGAGCCTTGCGGATAGCCAGCATACTATCTTGGAAGGCGATTCTTTTGAGCACAGAACCACGCTGCAACTCTCGGTTGAACTCACCAAGGGCAGTATCATCACTCAAAAGATGCTGCTCGTAGGTTGGAGCAGTCTTCCACAGAGCCATCTGCTTGCGGTACTCGTCCACTCTCCTCAGGAAGTCAACAGCACTCTCACCAGCGTTGCGTTGTGGAATAGTTGGTCGCTGGGCATCCTTTGGCAGATTATTATCCTTCTTCCACTGGTTCAAGTCATGCTCAAACTGGTCATAGCGCAAGGAGAATCTAGTGTTACCCACGATATTGGCATTGTTCTCATCAAATATAACATAGTTGTAATCGCCTTCCTTTGCACCGCCATGAATAAGACCAGCAGGGTACTTGATGCCGACAAAACCTATTTCACTCAAAGCCCTCGATGCTAATTTTGCACCACGCAAAGGTCTTTCACGGTCAAAGAAATCTTCCAAAGCATGATAAAGTTCTTCACCTTTCAATGTAGGAAGTTTCTGCATGCCGTTCTCAGGAGAATCAAGTTTCATTTGGATGATACGCTCAATCCTATCTTTATCATAATTCGCTCCACCATCTTTGAAATACTCATTTTCATTGAATCCATGATGAGTAATTTCCCATAGTCTGTACCATTTTTCCAATGGGAAGTTTTGAGATTCATTCCATCCAAGATAGTTTTCACCATTATCATCTGGTATATCCACGTCATAGAGATAAGCTTCATTACTTGCCTCTGCTATCTCATTATTGTTCTTTTGCAAAATAGCAGACAACTCTTTCAATGTCTCATCATCAGGGAACATTTCCAAAGCAGATTTCAAGTCTTGTCTAGCGTTTTCTAAGCCCTTATCTACATCTTGGTTTTTATTGATATAATGGCTAAGCATTTGTCCAGCATCGGCAGACATATCAATCTTATAATCAAATCCAAACATCCCCTTTCTATCTTTTGCACGTTGTGCATAATTATCACCTATTTTCTTAGAGTTTGTAACATACACACCATGCCCAAAAGTCTCACTTCCCTCACCCTCAAAAGCATGAGACAAATCGAACTTGTCAAAGCTAGAACCAGTACCATGATAGGTACGGATGCTAAACTTAGGGTCAGAGCCAGTAAGCAGAGGAGCAATCACATGTTCAGTCAACTGGGTAGGGATTCCGTTGCCGATGATGGTATGACTCAGGTTTTCAGAGAATGGCATCTTGTAATCATCGCTCACTCCTGATACTCTTGCGAGCACTCTGCCCATGGCACGATATACCTTGCCATTAGGCATCACAATCACGTCACCGCTCTTGGTTCTGAGTGTTGGCAGCAGTTCATCAGCAAAGGCATGAGGAATCTTTCCGTCAGCATAGGCACTACCCATCACATACAATGGCTTGTCAATGTTTCGCCAGTCAATACCATCAGCCTTCAAGCGAATATCCATCCAAGGAGCCACACCATTCTTCTTCTCTGTCAGGGTCGGTATAATATCAGCCACAGCTTCATACCATCCGCTCTTGTGTGCCATCTTCTTTGGCTTTTCAGGGAGTTTGCCATCACGAACCGCACGGACAATCAATCTCTCTCGGTTGGTGTAGCCGCCATAGTCAGCAGCGTTATACACATCTGCATCCCAAGTATAGCCGTTGGCATCCAGCGCATCCGTGATAATCTTCATTGCTTCCGAATCCTTATATCCCTTCACATTCTCAATGGTCACCACCTTTGGCTTTATGGCATTGATGAACTCGGCAGTACTAGCAGCAGTCTCCTTGTCAAGTTCCACCTCAGCATGGTTACTCTTCGCCTGAGAGTAGTTCTTGCAGACTGGGCTGGCATGGAAGTACTCCACCTCGCCATCTATCTGCTTCACCAACTCCTTAGGGTCAACATCACGAACATCAGCAGTAACGATGTGCTGCCCGAAGTTATTGCGATATACACCGCTTATCTTCTCGTCATACTCAACCGCTACAACTGGGTCTATGATACCCTTCAATCCTTCCTCAACAAGACCGCCACCGCTAAAGTAGGTTCCTGCCTTAATGAGAGTGCCATCAAGGTTCTTCAAAGAAAACTTAGGGTCACGCTCAATAGCTTCAGCAATATGTATAGCCTTCTTGTTGGCTTGTTTCCACCCCTCAGGTTTCGCCATCATTGATTTCAGAGAGAAACGAATATTGTCGCTGCTATTGATAGCATCCATAGTAACCTTCTGTCTGTCCTCTGCATTTCCACGTTCATAGCTGCTCACATCAATGCCAGCCATCTTCAAGGCATCTACCACATCGCTTGGAGTATCGTTTGGAACAATAGCCTTCTCAAACTCGTCAAGACCATAAGGACGCATAAACTTGGTCTCAAAGTAAATAGAAGGCTTATCATTCTTGACAGCTTCAATAAGTTCATTCAATTTGTTGATGTCCTCGTCTGTCAAGTCCACACCATACTCTTCCTTGGCATATTTCTTTGGATTCTTCTGTGTGGCAACCTCTTCCAATCTGTCCATGCCATAGCTTTCAAATGGTTCTGCATCAGGTTGCATCTTATCAGCCAACTCATCATAGACTGGTTGCCATTTTTCTTGAAACTTCTCAACATCTTCATAGTTGCCAGTCAAATTGCCCTTCTTCTTGCGGATTTGGTCAAGAGTCCCCATAGGTTTCAATATGGATGCTACGAAATGACTGAAAGAAGCCGAACCAACGGAAGCATTCTTGCCATCTTGTTTCATTACCTTCACGGCATTCTCCACAGTGTTAGGCAGATACTTACGATTGCCATCTGGCTTATATCCAGCAAAGATAACCTCCTCCACATTATAGCGGTCATTGAGTTTTTCTTTCCATGAATCGAAGTCTTCCTTCATGCCTTTGTCCTGAATGTATTGTTGTGCAGCTTTCATCGTTGCATTCTCATCCACCTTACCAGAAGTCTCCGCATCACGCAGTATGCCATCAACGAAACGAGACAAAGCCCCATAGTCATAGCCATGTTCCTTCATCCAATCAACATCAAGTTGTTTGTTCTTGGCAATATTAGAGTTTGGTCTTTTCTTGATAAACTCCTCGTCTTTCTTAATGAATTTCTTGATGTCATTGTCAAACTCTTCCTTATTGCCATCATACACCTCACGAATAAACAAGTCAAGGAGTTTCTCCTTTTGCTCATCCGTAGTATTATAGATACCATTTAATTTTCCCAAGATACCCTTCACCTCATCATGAAGTTCCTTTGGATATTTGCCTTCAACATGAACCAACTCAGGAGCTTTTCCTTTCTCTTGCAAGTAAAGATAAGCCAATCCGTTTGCTTCACGACCATCCATGAAGCTATTGATGGCATTTCTTGTGAGAGGTTGCATTTCCTTTGGAACGGATTCTATATCGTCGTAAGCGACATCACCACCATTGCCACCAAACTTCTTTTCTACTGGAGGATAAATAGGAGTCCATGCATCTGCGGCATAAGTGCCGATATTCTTGCCTGTTCTCTTGGCAATTTTTTCTGCCTTCGGTATCAATGTAATCTCTCCATAGCCAGAATATATTCCATTCTTTGAGTCAATCACACCCATGGAAGGTGCGGCAAAGCCACCTTGCTTGATAGCCTTGCGAAGCTTATCAAGACTGATGTTGTGCATACCAAACATGGTTTTTTCGTCCTTCAATGAAAACTTTTCGCCATTTTCCTTGGCAGTTTCAGAAGAATTGTCTATCTTTGCAGCAGAACCCTTGGATTGGGAGAGAGCAGTGTCACCTCCCAACGAAGAAGTGGCAGTGTCCATACTCTTGTCATTTTCCAAGGATTCTCTTTTTTCGTATGCAGTCAATAACCATTGTTCTCTTGGTTCACCCTTATACTCCTTACTTACAACAGCAAAATGTGTAGGTGATTCCAACTTGATGCGATTGTCGCTTTCCTGAACAACCTCCATACTATCTATGATAGACTGCAAATTGTCAACGACCTCAGGATGCTTTCTCAGAATCTTATCAAGACCAGTCTTTTTATCTCCCCATACCAAAGATATATCACCAATAGTATGATGATGTAGTGCAGCAGTTGCCTCACCGCTACCAAGTTTCTTCAAGAACTCTATAGCTGCTTTAGATTTACCACGGAACTGATTGTATATGTTTCCAAAAGCACCAACACCAATAGGCTTTATGTCCTTCAACGAGTAACGAGGTTCAGAAACAGACTGCGCCTGAGAAAACTTCACCTTTGCATAGTCAGCAAACGGCTTTAGCTTACGATTGCTCGTATCAAGCCACTTGTCGAACTCAGCCTTGCTTGCTCCAGTGATATTGCCAAGACCTTGCCATCCCTTGCTATAGTTAGCGAGATAAGCCTTTTCTGCATCATTCATGGAGTCATAGCCATACATCACCTTATGCTCGTCAAACGAGCCATCAGGATTCACTTGGTCAACGACAAACACATCACCATTCCAATTATCAAGGTCTGCTTTGTCATTGATGAACATATCCAAATGGTCACCATCCTTGCCAAACTTGCCACGGATATAGCCATAGGTATCGTGCATAGTAACCTTCCATTCTTTACCATCGGCATCCTTGCCTGAGCGAGTTGAACCCTTTGGATTTTCTATAGTGTAATCGTAGCCACCGAACTTGATGTGTCCCTTCTTGTAGTTACCGCTCTCCTTCTGTGCGTCAGATGGATTGGTTTCAGTTTCCTCAACAGCAGACTTCAAACGGAGAGAGAACTTGGTGTGCTCTGTGATTCTCATATCCTCAGGTTTGAAGATAACATAGTTGGTATCATTTTCCTCAGCACCACCCATGATGGTTCCAGCAGGATATTTGATACCAGTAAAACCAAGAGAAGAGAGGAACTGGCTTGCAGCCTTTTGACTGCCCATCCATCTAGATAAACGATTGTACACAAATCGTATATCATCTTCAACATTTCCATTGTCATAGGTAGTTCCCCTAGTTAGAGCATGAGTCTTCACAAGGATTGGAATCATCTGCTCCTTGTCTGCATTCTTGATGTAATCATACAACAGAGTTCTGAACACAATATCCTTTGATGCCATATCATCAAGGGTCTTAGCATCCAAGCCATAAAGACCTTCAATTATCTTTGTTGCAACCTCATCAGAAGGTTTCTCCTCCCATTCCAGATAGTTGCTACCATTATCCTCAGGAATATCTACCTCATAGAGATTACGCTTGCCATCATTAACAGACTTCCAATCGGATGGTTTTGTACTTTCAAACCATTCCAACATCTGTTTCTTTCGTGCATTTTGCTTGTCGGCATTATAACCATTCTGCAAGAACTCCTTAACATCATCGTAGTCCCTCTGACCGCCATTAAACAAGCCAGCAACCACATCAGTATATTCATGAGCGTTATTACCAACATATTCTACATCTTGATGAGGAGCATTGGCATCTACTATGTTAGCATAACTCTTGCCAATCTTCTTAGATGAAGTAACATAACCACCCCAACCGAACACTTGGGAGCCAGCACCCTCGCCCATGTGGTCGAAGTCAAACTCTGTGAAGTCAGCACCGCTACCATGATACACCTTCAACGAGAACTTAGGAGCATCAGCTATCTCCTGATTGATGCTGTTCACAACATCATCAGTAACAATATCGCCATCCTGAATCTGCTGAGGTTCACGACCAGCGTTCTTCACAAGTTCCGCTTGCTCTGCTCTGGTCAAGATACGGTTCACCTTCATCGCACCAGTAATCACCCAAGGGTCAGTCTCAGGGTTCGGGTTGGTACGATACATATAATATCCATCAGTAGGCAGATGTTTCAAGCCAGCGAGCGAATGCTGATACTTGCCAGATGGATTGATACCCTCTTGGCGAGCTTCCTCCTGATAATCTACATCAGCAGCATACTCCACCTCAGCGAAGACGAAGTTCTTAGGGAAGAGAGTCTTGTTTCCCTCAGCATCCTTGCGGTTGAACTGGATAGCGTAAGGCACGATACCAAGATGCCAGCCTGGTCTATAGGCTAGCTTACCGCTACCGCCTTGTGTTCCCTTACCGCCTTGCTTAACCTGAGGTCTGCCAGTCTTGCTTTCTCCTGCAATAGGAGCCGCATCAGCATCGAGCCATACGCCAACTGGAGTAGCAGCACCATCAGGGTTCGCTACCATAGGAGGATAGAGTTTACCATCCTTCAATACGAATACCTTGTAGCCGATACCCTTCTTCTTAGGTTCAGGCTTTTGACGGAGAGAGAATGAAACATCTTCGCCAGTTTCAGAGTTTGTCACCTCACCATTGGCAGTCTTCACATAGGCTTGTTCGATAGAGCGGATGATGTTCTTGGTCACATCGCTATACTCAGTACCAAAGAATGCCAACTTAATCTTCTGCAATATCTCATGGATAGCAGCGAGCAGAGGATGAGACATCTTCATCGCAAGAGTGTGAGCCAAGTTGAGGTCACGAATCATTTCGCCTACAGCATCAGCAACAACCTCCTCAGCATAGTAATCTCTAGCACGTCTAGAGAATCCTGCATCGGAATATCTCTGCATGGTCTCATCAACCGCCTTGTCGAAGGCATCAGAGCCATATGTATCAAGCACAAGCTGGGTCAACTCATTGTATGCAGCAGGGTTCAGGTTCTTGATTTGGTGAGTCATTTCGTGACCGAAGATAAACTGAGCACCTTCCGTGATAGAAGAGTCAAGAGTGATGAAGATGGTACGATGAACGTTGCCATCGGCATCCGTAGTCTCCTGAATCCAGCCGTTGCCCAACTTGTCTGAGTACTGCCATTGAATGTTAGCACCCATCATCTTAGCCAGTCTCTCGAAAGCCTTGCGAGTCTTCTGCCCTACGATATTGTCAACGACCTTCATATCATCCACCTTATTCTTCTCTACGTCAGCAGCACGCTCGGCAGTTGTCTGCTGCTTGCCATTCTCCTTGGCAGAGAAAGGAAGGTCTGATTCATCACGCTCTGCGCCTAAAGGATTCTCATCAGTAGCATCCTCAGGAACATTTATATTATCATTTATTTTGTCATTTGTCTTTTCATTATCCAAATCATTAGATTCATTAGACAAATCATTATCCGATTCATTATCCAACTTCTCCTCTGACTTCGCCTTCAACTCAGCCTTTTCATCCGACTTCGCCTTCAACTCGGCCTCTGGCTCAGCCTTGTGCTGCTCAGCATAGGCTGCATCCTCCTGAGCACGTTTCTGCTCTTCTAGTATGTTCTCTGCCTGAGCAATGCGAATATTTTCAACAAAATTCCTTGCTTCCGATGCCTTGAAACCGCTATTCAGCACACCGATGAGAGCATTACGAATATCCTGAGTATCGAGTGATTCAAGGTTGGATGGACGGTTCTCCCACAGACTATGAACGAGCGCATCAATGGTAGTTCCCTTGCCATCAGCAGCGAGCAACTGAGTCTTGGCAAAGTCTTCTCTGCTCAATCCAGTCTCTTGCTTAACACCCTTGCTTGTCTCTGTTCCCTCATAGTTGAGAGAGTGAGCACCGAGGTTGCTAGCCACATACTCATCAGCAGTAAGCGGAGTTGTATCTGTCACATCAATGCCAGTACCATCATACAGACGATGAAGGAGAGAACCGATGGTATCTCGGTAGAGTTGTGATACAGCCTCAGCATCATCCTTCACCGCACTCTTCAAGCGAGCGAACTTTCTTCTTGCCTTCTCAATGAGTTCCTTTCTACCCTCAGCAGTATCTTCCACCTTGGCAAGTTGTCGCTCATTATAAGCATCACGAATAGCGATAGCAGAATCATAAGCCGCCTGAGCATCAGCAATAGCCTTCTCCTTGGCATCCTTTGCAGCCTTCTGTTCCACAAAAGTCTTACCCTTCACGGTCATGTTGCTAGCCTTGTCGAGTGCCTTCTTTGCATCAGACACATATCCAGATACGATACTATCTGCATCCTCACCGAACTGAGTATCATACAACTCAGCAGTCTGTGCGGCTGTCAGCTTCGAGAAGTCAGGATTGCCATCCTCCAGCATAGGAACAATGGTTCCATCTTCAAGAGTCATGGCAGGAGTCTGCTCAGGAGCAGGAGTGTTCTCCTCAGCATTTGATTCCGATTGATTATTCTCCTCATTAACGATATTGGTATTCTCATCCAAAGGTGGAAGCTCACGATGGTTGTTGATATAATCAAATGATGCAGACCATTTTTTGCCATCCTTATCTTCAAGGATGATACTGCCCTGCTCATCAATACCGACAACTTTTGATAGAGTGTTTTCCTTTGGTCTTCCGAAACCATCGCCACTCATCCAGATTTCGCTACCTTTAGGCAAACCGAGATTTGCAAGCTGAGAATCCTCATCAGATTCTTCTCCACTATTATCCTCTATCATTGAGGATTCAGGCATAGCTTGTTTGTATTCATCGAGCGACATAGAAGAGATAGTTGCCACATCTTCTTTGTTCACAGCATGAGGAACAATAGTACCATCACTCTTCAACTCAACTACCTTAGCTTTAGCACCAGCATCACGAATGAGGAACAATCTAGAGTCAGGATATTTGGTATTACCATCCTTGTCTAGCACATCAACGAGCACCACGTTACCATTATCATTAAGTATCTGATTAAAATCAAATGCAGGTTGAGTCTCTTCTGTATTCTGATTCTGCTGGGCAGCACGTTCTTTCTCCATCTGCTCACGCTCAGCCTTGGCATCTTCCAGTCTCTTCTGGTCTTCCAAGTCTTTCATCTGCTGCAAGTCTGCAAGCGAATAAGGATTCTCCACCACGTTACCATCTATAGAGATAGCAGCAGTACCATCACCATAGTCAGCCAACACCTCATAGGTATGTTCAGTACCATCAGTATCAGTCACATTGAACTGGGAGCCCACTTCAACGGTTCCATCAATGATGCCAGCCACTTCCTTGATAGCATTCTCTTTTGCATCAGCTACCGCCTGAGCCTTCACATCATCAGCAGGGAGTTCTTCACCCAGTTCAGCGAACATCAACGCATCTGCATGTTCTACACTATTCGTTGTCGGGTCATAGTATAGAATCATACCATCGCTATTGCTTACATCAATGGAGCCATCATCATGAGTAGCAATATTACCACTGATAATATAAACACCATAGTCTTCCAAGCCACCTGATGCTTTGATAGTAGCGTTACGGACAGAACCACGACTCTGGTCTGTGTACATATCTACTCTCTGCTCTGCCTGATGAGCAGCAAGGTCAACCTTATCTTGTGCATCATCAACCACACCTTGGTATCGGGCAGAAGACAACTGGTAGTCATAGATAGCTTGGTCAAGTTTATCATCCTGCCCAGTCAGGGATTCCAGTTCCTCATCACTCATGGCAGATAGCTGCTGTTCAGAGATACCCAAGGCTGCTGCAAGAGTCTTCATCTGGTCTTCCTGCTGAATCTGCATATCATGCTTGTCTGCATCATCAGCATCATGCCCCTCAGAATAAGCATTGTCAATATCTGCCTGATGCTGCTCCTCAGATGTTGTCGGTTCGTTGGTAATCTCCTTGGCATTCATTTCAGCAGTCTTGGCAATATTGTAGCCACGCATCTTCATCAGGTTGACACCATAGTTAACAGCAGCATTAATCTGCTCCTTGGTCATGGTATCTCTCTGTCTGAGAATATCAGCCAGCACGCCACCCATCTGCTCGTTGGTTGCGTTGTCTATCTTATCCTTGATGTCTGCCCAGTTATCGCCCATAAGGTTCTGTGCATCACTATCAGCCACGTTCACCTTATTGCGGAATCGGTAGTACTGAGCACGATTGTAGATACCTTTTACTGGTCGGGAGCCAGCACCCATCGCATACATAGAGCCAACAGAGATAGCCATACCACCGATAATGTCGAGTTGCTGCTTAGCATCAAGAAGGTCGCTAACCTTACCTTCACCATCCAGCAAGGCATGAAGAGGTATACCAATTTCCTCCTCCATAACTTCCTCAGCGAAACCATTGATACCGAACTTCTCCATCCACTTCTTGGAATTGGTGTACCATCCACTCTTGCCGATATTCTTGAAGAACTCAGCAGAAGCATTCATACCATGTTTCTCCATGAAGTTGACAGCACCCTTCTTGATACCATAGTTGTGACCGAAGAGTTTTTCAGTATAGTTCTCTACCATAGCAGAGGTCATACCCTTATAGAGAGCAGTACCCATAGACTCGCCACCTTCATGCAGGAGATTTCCATTCTCATCGAAAGTACCAAACTTATAATCACCCTTCTCATCCTGATACAGATTACCAAGATGTCGCTGCATGATGTCAGCACCAGTCTTCAACGCTTGTTCTGTTCCAGCCATCGCATACGAGCCGATAACATCGCCAGCCACGATACCAGTGTTCTTCAAGATGGCAGCACCCACCTTGCCCATGCCACGTTTAGCAGCAAATTTCAAGGCTCCACGACTGATGCCCTTGGTAATGCCACCATAACCACCAGTCAGGAAGAAGTCAGCCATAAATGGGAGACTCTGCCCTGCAATTTTCGTCCAACGATAGACGTTACCCATCTTCTCGTCTTCGAGAGCCGTAGCAGCATCCGCACCAAGTTTACTCTTCAGGAGCATCTTATCAGAACCAGAGAGAGGAATATTGTTATCCATCTTTGTCTTGATACGTTCCATCTGCCCCATGATAGCGAAGTCAGTCAGACCGAAATCCCAAGTCTTGGCAGTAAAGGCTGTATTGTCAAGAGCCTTCAAGGCATCCTCACCCCAGCTACTTGTAGGATATTGTTTCACCGCTTCAAGCGCACCAATCTGCTCAGTAACCAAAGAAAGAGAGGTTGCCAACTTATTTCTATAGTCACTCTGCTCAGCAGTTCTTCCGTTACTTGCACCGATACTAGCACCATAAGAGAGCAAAGGATTTCCGTGTTGACGATTATCCTCAGCGATAAGAGCTTCAATCTCCTTCTTTCGGGCATAGGCATCAGCCAGTTTCTTGTCAAACTGCTTTTGAGCACCCTCCTCAGTAAGGTAGGTTCCATTCTTGCCGATGTTCTCCTGCAAGTCATAGCTACCATTTTTGTCACGAACATCAAAGACGGATGGAATCTCGCCAGTATCTACCGCTACCTGATAGGCATCGTTCTGCTTGTCAAGTATAGCTTGCATCTGCTCAGCTTCAGGAAGAGAATAAACATTCTCATTGTCCGACGTAACGTATGCGCCAGTCTTGCCAGTCTCAGGATTGTAAGCAAAATCATCCTTCACCACATTGTTTGCATCACCACCATAAGGAGTCTGATGTGTACCCAAGTTCACACGACCGAAATCCTTCTGTTGTTTCTGCTTGCGCTGTTTCAATCTATTGTATCTGCCAGCATTGTTCATTGTCTGCTGAGCACTAGCCGAGATAGCTGCTGCCCCAGCAGAGAAACGAGCACGGTCAGCAGCACTCATTGGAACACTACCGCCCTTCGCTCTAGATGAAGTCTTACTACGAGGTTCAAAGAGTGCAGAGTAGAAACGCTCATAGGTAGATGGAACATCAAAGTTCTGAGCCTTCAAGTTCTCATAGATAGCGTGTCTGTTATCCGCACCGCCCTTTCCTTCTCTTGTCAGAGCACTCTCAAACTTATTGTAATCATCAGGCACATCATAGTTCTGTGCTTTCAGATTCTTGTATAAAGTGTATAATGGTCTTTCTGCCATGATATATATATTTGTTTGTTACCAAATTCTTGTTACCAATTCTGTTACCATTTTACGCCAGTCTTCTTCTTGCCACCCTTGTTGGATGATGACGTATGGTTCTGTTTACCCTTACCATGCTTACGCTGATAGGCTATCTTCTGAGCCTTCTTTCCTGCTGCCGTTTTAGGAGAGTAGCCCATCTTCCGTACTTCCTTTGCAGCCTCAGCCATACCCTCAGGGTCTTTTTCCATCAAATCCATATACTCATCAACCTCTCCTGAGTAGGAGCCAGTTCGAGAACTGCTACTACCCGACTTATTAGCACGAATACGACCAGTCTCAGCATTCATACGTTGGATGGCCTCTTGTGCTTGCCAATGAGAAATCTGCCCATCAGCCAGAGCCTTCTTGATAGCCAAGACTGCCTTCTTGTAATCAGCATCAGTCTGATACTTCATCTTCGACAAGTCAAGTCTTCTGTTTCCTTGGTCAATTCTCTGCTGCCCTTGGTCAGCCTTCACCTTGTTGATGTCGTTCTGCATATCGTGATACCTCATCTGCTCAGCGAGAGTCAGGTTATTCTTCCGAGCTTCCTCATCAAGAGCAAGTGCCCTCTGATACCCAGCCAGCCATGATGCCCGATTCTTCTCTCTCTGAGCATCCATATATGCCTTGCGTTTATTCACCGCCTTAGTCATATCCGACTCAGGATTGTGTACCACCTTGGCACCATTGGTAGCAAAGTAGATATTGGATAGCGCACGAAGACCATCACCTAGAGCAGCGATACGAGCCTTGGCACGTTCCTTCTTCTCTCTGTTCGCCCTCTGCTCAGCAGTCTCATTCAGTTCAGGATTCAGCATCTTATACATATCAGCATAAGACAACTGCTTAGGCTGAGGTTTAGGCTCTTCCTTCTTCACGATAGGGACAGATGGTTTATCCTCCTCATCATTAGGAGCACTCTGATTCACATCTACCCCATTGGCGATGGCTTGTTGAGTAGCGATAGTCTTCTCTCTAGCCGCCTTCATCGTAGGTGTTTCATTCTGAGGAGTAGCAGCATTCATCTGGTCAACCTTCTTTCCAGCCGCATCAAGTTGCTGCTGAGTGAAGACTGGAGCCTGAGTCTGTGCCACCTTCTGAGCAGCATCCACCCCACTCTGCTGCTTGTTGAGAACACTCTGTGTTGTCTTCAAGCCATTGTTGTTTCGTAACATATCTGATACTTTCATAGGCTTATGCTTTAATCTTTGGTGCATTACCACCAATCATATTATTCAAGTCATTCGCTACTTGCTGCTGAGTAGGAACCGCACCCACCTTGGCATCCAACTTAGCCATATCTGTAGCCGTAGGCGATGCCACACTAGGACGAGCCACCTTACTCTTACCAGCACCACTATCAAGCGATGCAGCGATATTGGCAGCAGTACCAGCAACACCAGCCACCGCATTGGCAGTATCAGCAGCCTTCTCAGCATCAATACTCATCTGCTGGTTCTGCAACTGGTTCTTTCTGTTCATATACTGCTGCTCGATGTTATCCTTTCGGGCATCGTTAGCAGCCACAATCTGTGAGGTAGTATCAGCAAGAGTATTGTTGTTCGCCTCCTTTACCGCAGTAGTGGAATCCTCCGTACCACCCATCACCGCTTGTCTACCCTTAGCAGCCTTGTTTCTGTTCTTAATCTGCTCCTGCATCTGGGTGAGCAAGCGAACCGTATCAGCACGCTTGGTAGGGTCTTCATTATACTTTCTATCATACCATGCCTGATTTTCTTTCTGCTGCTGGGCAATCATCTGCTCCTGCTTACGTCTCACCTTACGGTTAGCTATACCGCCAGCGATACTGCTTGCAAGCCCAAGCCCAGCACCTATTAATGCACCTATCATATATATGAAAATTTAATTATTAATAATGGTACAAAGATACAGATACCATCCGAGATTCGTATTTTATCCGTTTATTTAGGTAGGTAAGTTAACGGATAAAGTTTCCGTTTGCCGAATAATTACTATCTTTGCACCAAAATAGTTAAGTCAATGGCAGTAGATAGAAATACAAAAGGTCAGTTCGAGAAAGGTCGGGCAAAGACTGGAGGTAAGAAGAAAGGTTACGAGTCTCCTATCAACAAGGAGTTTCGTGAGTTGTGCGCCGACTTTTCTAGAGAGGCATGGGATGATTTCATGGCAGCTTGGTATAAGTGCGAGCCGAAGGATAAGGTAGCATCATTCATCAAGATACTGGAGTTCAACTGCCCTAAGCTACAGACCGTCACTCTTGACGATAAGCGTGAGGTTCACAATGCCCTCACAGAGAAGTTGAGACAGATGTCGGAAGAGGAAGGATAAAATGTAATTCATAAGAAGAACGATTATTTTTTTTCATAGGTTTTTGGTTTATAGGTTTTAAGATTGTTAGGATAACGAAATAGGGAATGCGTGAGCACTCCCTATTCTTTTTTTTATTCACTATCAGCGACCACCTCTCGCTCTTCTATCCCCAGCCATATCCGTCTTGGAACCACGATTCACCGATGATGGTTTATACCTAATTCCTGCCTTGGTATGTGAAGCATCCATACCCTTGCGAGAAGCTGCCCCATACTTCTTGTCGTGAGCAGCGTTAAATTTTGCAAGTTCCCTTCTTTTCTTTTTTTGAGATGGAGAACTCTCAAATTTGCTATCGTACATGGCTTTTCTTTTTCTTGCTAAAGGATGCTCCTGATAATATTTAGCGGATTTACTTACCATTTTCTTTAATTCTTTATATTCTGTCTCATATAAAAATTTATATCCAATTATACCGCCAGCCATTCATGAATTTTAAGCATAGCAGCATACACTACCAGCGTAATCACTCCTGCACACACACCGAAAATGTCTACCCATAAATCATTGGCATCCACCTTCTCCTTGCTGACTAGATTATCAATCACCACCTCCTTGAAGATACCTATAACAAATGTAGCCAGAGTAGCGAGCCATAAGTTATAGGTCAAGAAGAATATCATTTGCACCAGTACCATGCTAACCACGAAATGCAGCACTTTATCCGTCTGCAACCCACAGAGCCAGTTCTTAGGCTTTGTATACAGAGTATTCCATATCATTCTAATCATTGTCTTTATCTCCAATAAAGTTCACGATGTTCCTTCTTCAACAAATCCCCAGTTCTACACCACCAGTCATTCGGACTCGCTTTAAGATACTCCTCAAACTCAGGGCAGTTCTCTTCGTGAGTAAGATGAGGATGAGAATTAGGCTTGAACTGATGCACACACAGCAAGTCTGCATGATTGCCACCATAAATGCGTGGAGGCATAACATCTTTCGCCTGATGCCATACCTTGTTGAGGTCAATGAGGTAAGCCCCATCCAGTTCTTTCAGGACATCATCAATCTTACCCAGTACACGATTCAGGACTTCTGCCCTATCCGTTCCACCCTTAGCAATCAACCACTGGGCATCACTCAGGGCACTTCTAATCTGCATATCAAGTTCCATAAGCCAAAATTTATTTGTTAAAATGGAATTTCATGGGATTTAAGAAACTCATCAATAAAAGTATCGTCTTCCCACTCCTTCTTCAAACGTGCTTTAGCCATATCAAGCATGCCATTTTGGTTAAAAGTACCAAGAATATAAGATATATCAACAACCAACTTCTTTATTTTCTTGTTTATAGCTGGAAGTATCGTCTTAAACTCTTCAAAAGTAAGTATCGTATCTGGTAAATTATCAGCAGACACTTCAACTTCCTCCTTAGATGATTTTCTACTCATAGACTCGATATAGCCTTTTAAAGCTTTTCTATCATCATACGTGGTATAAAGTTCATCAAACCTCTCATAAAGAGAATTAAAATCATTTTTCATAAGCGTTTTTTACTTTTTTGTTGCTATTACTATTACTTATTATCCAAATATAATTATTGAAAATTAAAATGGATAGATTTTTGATTCCTTTGGATTCTAGGTTCCCCTTAACGCACACGTATGTGAGCGAATTAGAAAACCTAAGATGTTATGGATGAGTTCCGTCAACCCCCATCATCTGGTCACTTGATAATTCTACATCAGTTAACCTAAGCAGCATAAGGAGTAGATTCCCCTCCGCTCGTCTTCTGCTATTAGTTCCTACGATTTGCCATGCGGTCTTCCTTGCAATTTATAGACTCGATGAATCGGAAGGTATCTAGCCCATAGTCTTCCATCTTGTCTCAAACTCAGGGGAATAAAAAAAAGAACCCCCGAGTGTTGGTTACGGACAACGACTCAGAGGTTCATATCTTGTAGGCTTACGCCTTGAAAGGAGGACTACTTTGGTCTGTCAACCGTAACATTGACGATGCAAAGATAGAAACTTTTTCTGAAACCACCAAATGTGAAAAAATATGTAATTCGTTAATCTGTAAGATATTCAGATTTTAGGTATACACTTGGTGTACAGTAGACATACAAATGATTACAAAGTTAAAGTAGGTTAAAGTATTTTTGGTATTTAAGTTTATTTTGTTACCTTTGTAGCGAGCAAAATAAGCGATTTAGTTTCTTTAACTCTTTTATGTTACTATTTTGTTACTCGATAAAAATAGACCATTTCTAATAGTATTGGTTATCAATAGGTTATAAAGTTCAAATAAGCATTCATAATGTTTTTGTATAATATGAAAAGGAGTGCTTGTGAAAGTACTCCTTTTATGTATTGGTTTACTACATGGCGATGCATTTTGTTCTATGTCACGACGCACAGGCTTCTACATC